GCTATTACACAATGCAGTGGTTTCAATCAGGGGTGACAACTACAGTGGATCTAACTGGTGGTATAATGGTGATGTATGGGTATATGCTCAACAAAAAACAACACCAAATCAAGCCCCACTATTCGGTGTATATGACGATGCCGGCATTAATTTTGCTGACCAATCAGTATACAGTAGTTCATTTGCAGGCACAAAAATATTTGGATATGCTGTTGGAACAGGAACAGCTGACCCAGTTTTAGGATTTCCATTGCAGTATAAGAATGTGAATAATGTTGGAGATTATCTATTCAACAATTATTTCATGACCGACTCGTTTAGTAATTTTAAAACAAACGGTGCTGTTGATATTATTAACATTGCTGGAAACTATTTAAAAATAAATTCAACATCGAGCGAATCATTTGCAGATGTGTGGGTTGAAAAAATTGATCAACAAATTCCTATTATTCAATTCCAAGTTATGGAAGCAGACGGAATTTATGTTCAACTAAGTGCAATTGATACCCCCGGATACACTAAAGATTTAACAATAGAAGTATTTGTTAATGATATTAAGAAAATAGCCAATGTTGATTATGTATTCACAGTTGACGGGGCAGCCGCATATGTTGTATCTACTACTACTTTTTCAGCTAACGATAGAATCTTAATTAAACTTTACACTAAAAAATTCCCTAATGCTAATGGCTACTACGAAGCACCGATTAATTTAACTAATAATCCGCTCAACGGTTCAATTGATAACTTTACATTTACTGAAATTAGCGACCATGTAAAAACCATTGTCGATAACAACAATAAGTTTTTTGGAACATTCCCCGGAGCAAGTAATCTTAGAGATCTTGCAGACATTAGTTCATACGGCTCAAGACTAGTAAGCCATAAGAATCCAATAAGTTTTGCTCATTATTTCTTAGGACTTAAAGAACACAATCTTATTGATGCAACACGCAAAGTTTCTATAGACTACAATCAATTTAAGACTAATTTAATCAAGCACGTTACTGATCTTAAAGGACTTTATACTCCGACCGAAGCATTAGACACTGCATTAACGGTAATGAATTCTTCTAAAGATAGCACGTTTCCATATAGCTATTCAGATATGTTGGCCTACGGAAAAGATTATTCAGTAAGAACATACACAGTTGCAAATTCACGCAATGTTCAATACAGTCTTGAAAGCACATTTGATAGCACAGTATTAAGCGAAAGAGCAATCTTAGTCTACCGCAATACTCAGTTATTAATTAGAGGTATAGATTATCATATTGAACAGTTTATGCCGAGCATTACAGTTACCGCTGTATTGATTGCTGGCGACACAATTACTATTAAAGATTATTCTAGCACAGTAGGCAGCTATATTCCGCCTACTCCTACTAAACTTGGTTTATATCCAAAGTTTACTCCTGCTATCTATATTGATGATACCTATGCAGGCGATCCACAAACAGTTATCCAAGGACACGACGGTAGTATTACCGTAGCGTTTGGTGATTATAGAGATGATGTTTTATTAGAATATGAAACAAGAATTTACAACAATTTAAAAATTATCTATAACCCAGATCTTTTAGATATCAATACTGTAATGCCTGGAGCATTTAGAAATAATGCGTATTCACTAAAAGAAGTTACTCACCTAATATCACCTGATTTTTTAAGATGGGCAGGATTTTTTGGAGTTGATTATCAAACAAATTCGTCCTTTGATGAGTTAAACTCATTTACATTTAACTATTCATCAAACATTGACAGCCTAGATAAAAATCCGTTGCCTGGATACTGGAGAGGTGTTTACAAATATTTCTACGACACAGATCGTCCTAACACCCATCCTTGGGAAATGCTTGGCTTTACAGAAATGCCAGCATGGTGGGAGCCAACATACGGCCCTGCTCCATATACAAGCGGAAATCAAATCCTATGGGACGACCTAGAAGCCGGCCGCAATGCAAATACTGACACAATTGATGCGTTATATGTTCGCCCTGGACTAAGTGGAATACTTCCGGTTGATTCAAGTGGAAACCTAAAGAGTCCTACAGACACCGGGTTAGCAACTACTCCTATTGTTAACCTAGCAGACCCGCATAGATTAGTTGTATTACGTAGCGAACAGATTAGTAGTAACTGGCAGCCAGGCGATTGTGCTCCGGCCGAGACAGCATGGCGCCGCAGTAGCTACTGGCCATATGTGTGCCAGTCATTGCTTGCATTAACTAACCCCGCAACATATGCGGCCGCAATGTTTGATACAAGCCGTATGACCCCAAACAAATTTGGTCAATACAAATATGGCCCTAACGAAGAATTTTTAAATCCGTCTAAGGTTGTATTATATAGAGATACAGTTGATAGCACTCGAGTATTAGCATCAGGATACAGTGTGTTTATTATTGAAGCTGGAATCAATCGAAATGTAAATTATTTAGAAGGATTAAAAACTGATCTTGCTAATTTAAATTATAATCTAATGGCCAAACTTGGCGGCTTTGCAAGTAAAGATAAGCTTCGAGTAACAATTGATGCTGTTGATCCAACTAGTCCTTATCCTGGAGTGTTAGTTCCGTCTGAAGATTATCAGATATTCTTTAATCAAAGCACCCCTGTTGAAAGCATTAATGTTTCAGGATTAATTATTCAGAAAACTACAACAGGATATGCAGTAAGAGGATATGATAAGTTTAAACCTTATTTTACAGTATTCACTCCATACGCATCCAATGCTGATCAAACCGTAAGAGTTGGCGGCATAAGTGAAAGTTTTGTCAACTGGACAGTTAACACAATCTATGCTGCCGGACAAGTTGTATTTTATAATGACAGATATTATAGAGTAATACAAAAGCATAACAGCGGTACCACGTTTGATCTAACCTATTACCAGAGCTTGCCTTACTTGCCTACAGTGGGCGGAGTTGGTGTATATCGTCGCACTGCATTTGATAACGTAGAAACTATTGTATCTTATGGTGTAGAATATACAACTATTCAAGAAGTCTATGACTTAATTGTGGGCTACGGCGAATGGTTAATGTCTAAGGGATTCGTATTTGATGAGTTTAACAACACACTAGAACAAGTGTTAGATTGGAACTTTACCGCTAAAGAATTCTTATATTGGACCACACAGAATTGGGCAGTTAATTCTGTAATTACATTAAGTCCGTTTGCTAACAAATTAATATTTAGATCTAATAGCGGAGTAGTTGATAGCGTTGTTAATAACTTCTACGAATATAGTTTATTAAAAGCAGACGGTGCACCATTTCCTCAACACAAATTTTCAATTGTTCGATTAGATGGAGAATTTAGCCTATCAACAGTTAACACTACAGACGGCATATTTTTTGCAAGATTAAATGTTGTGCAAAAAGAACATGCTATTGTATTCAACAACTATACATTGTTTAACGATGTAGTATATGACATTGGCTCAGGGTATCGTCAGCGTCGTATAAATCTTAAAGGATTTAGAACACTTGGCTGGAACGGTGACTTCTTTAGTCCGGGCTTTGTGTTTGATCAGGCAAATATTACTGATTGGAAAAAATTTGTTGATTATGGTATCGGTGAAGTTGTTCGTTTCTCAGGAAAATACTACACCGCCCCTAAGAGTATTTCTGGAACCGAAGCGTTTAACATTGACCAGTGGATTCTATTAGGTAGCAAGCCAGTATCACAACTAATGCCAAACTTTGATTATAAGATTAATCAATTTGAAGATTTCTACAGTTTAGACATTGATAACTTTGATGCTGGCCAGCAAGCAATGGCACAGCACTTAACTGGCTATACTCCTCGCACATACCTAAATAATATCATTGGTGATCCAATTGCAGAATACAAATTCTATCAAGGATATATTCGTGAGAAAGGTACAAAAAATCCTTTAACTAAATTAGGTAAGGTCAGTTTAAACAACTTCCAGAGCTCTATTGATTTCAACGAAGAGTGGGCATTCCGTATTGGATACTATGGCGGATATAATACATATCAAGAATTAGAAACTCAATTAGAGTCTACTAAGTTTATTGAAAATCCACAAATTATTGAATTCATTGATACCAAGCCAACCGGGTCAACGACTCCTGTGTATTACAAAGACTTGGCAGACATAATTGTTGCTCCAGAAGATTTTAATATAGAGCAAGCCTTTCCAACATCGACCACAGGCACATTTGAATTGCCAGTAGCAGGGTATGTTCGATTCAACGATGTTACTGCAACCGCATACAATAAAAACAGCGTTCTTGATATTGCTAACAATAAATCTATTATTGAAGGTAACACTATCTGGTTAGGCTTTAAAGAAAATGGCGAATGGGATGTTCTACGTGCTACACAAGTTCCTACAGTTATTATAGGAGTAGGCATTAATGTACCAGGGCAGTCGTTAACCGTTGCCACATATTACCCTCATCAATTAGCAGTGGGTGATTTAATTAGCATAAGCAGAATAGCAGATACTATTGATCAGTGTTATGTTGTGGCTGAAATTATAAGCCCAAATCAATTTATTGTTGGATCAACACTATCATCTCTGCCAGCAGTTTCTGGAACTATTTCAGGCTTACTATTTGCATTTAAATCTTCAAGACTATCTGCATTTGATGACTTAGCAAATGTATCATATCTCGAAAGATGGAACTATGATGAAAAGGTGTGGGTTGATGATGACGGTACTGGCAAGTGGGCAGTATATAAAAAGACAGATAACTATACATCTTTAAACTATAATAATACACTTGATAAGCCAGGGCAACAGTTTGGTTCAAAAGTTATTGCAGACGACAACTATAATCTAGTGGTAGTAGCAGCGCCGCAATATGAAAATATCAACACTGATGAAACAGGCCGCACATTTATCTTATCAAGAAGCTTTCAAAGCGAGCCACAGCTTGCATTTAGCTATTCATTAAACGATAGTTTGCATGTATACCATACCGGCACAGAAACTTTGTTGGGTGCAAGTTTGGCACTAGATGCCGCCGATAATTTGTTAATTGTTGGAGCACCTGCAACTGGCTACGTTAAATCTACAACAGGAACTTATGTTGTTTCTACAGGTTCTTCAACACTGTCTTATAAACGACAAGGTGTTGTTAAATTATCTACATTAGATTTCAACAATAGTCAAGAAGCATTACAGACTGTAATAACAACTCCTAATCCTGCAAATACTTCTTCCTTTGGCACAAGTATTTTGTATTCAACTTCTACTAATAGGTTATTAGTAGGAGCACCGGGCGAGAATAAAGTTTATGCATTTACCGTAACATTATCTACTACGTCTATTTCTGTAGCAAACAACTTTGCCGCAATTACGGCTCCACTATCTCTTAATACTGGAAGTAGTTTTGGTTATGCAATCGCATCGAGCTCCGCTGAAAAAGTTGCAGTAGCAGCGCCTGGCTTTATGTCCACTAGTTCAAATGGCGCAGTTTACATTTACGATCTATCCTCAACTTCAACATATATACAACAGATTACTGGTGACAATTTAAATATGGCCGGCACTGATATATTTGGCCTAACAGTTACAATGAGTCGTGACGGAAAGTATCTAGTCATAGGAAGCCCGGTTGCATATGATTCAGTCCGTGGAACACAATCAGGTGTTGTAGATATTTTTGCTTGGCAAACCAACAAATATGTTTACAAACAAAGACTGCATGCACCAATCACTTCAAGTGATATTAGCTTTGGACAAGATCTATCAATTAATGATGCTGGAAACTTGTTGATTATTTCCTCGCTAGGCAATGCTAAGACAACTAATATTTCGTTTGACAAGTATGCAACTCGCCTTAGCAATGCTATATCGACTTCTACTTATGGTTCAATATATGTTAACGATCCTACAAGTTCAGAGCGCACAAAACAAACTACATTTGATAGTGGATCTACACGATATCATTCTAAGATTTCTAATGCCGGCGCAGTGCATTCATATTGCCGTGAAAATGAAAAATGGGTATATGCTCAAGAAATATTTGATAAAAACATTTCTTCAAATAGCCAATACGGAAAGAGTGTTTTTGCAACCGATAATTCAGTGTATGTTGGTGCTCCTGGCCTATTGCCGAATGGTTCAGATCAAGGTGAAATTTTTGTATTCGATAAAATAGATACAGCAATTAACGGATGGTCATTATATAGAAATCAAGAACCGGCAGTTGACCTGTCCTTAGTTAACAGAGCAATGACAATTGATGCATCAACAGAACAAGTTCAAGATTATCTTGATATTATTGATCCATTGAAAGGAAAGATTTTAGGCACAGCTAAACAAGAATTAAAATATACAACTTCTTATGACCCAGCAATTTATAGTTTAGGTATTACAGGTGTTAACGTTAATTCTAATGCTAACTGGCTCGACGAGCATATTGGTGAACTATGGTGGGATTTATCTACAGTTAAGTATGTATGGTATGAACAAGGCGAGCTTGAATACAGAAAAAATAATTGGAACAGCATTTTCCCAGGTAGCACAATTGATGTTTACGAGTGGGTTCGTTCACAGTATCTTCCAGCCGAGTGGAGCGAAATAGCCGACACCGCCGACGGATTAACACGTGGGATTAGTGGCCAACCTAAGTTTACAGACAATTCAGTTATTTCGGTTAAGCAGGTTTACAATAGTGTTTCTAATTCATTCTCTAATGTATACTATTATTGGGTTAAGAATAAAGTTGTAATTCCAACCAACGTGCCAAGTCGCAGAATAGCTGCATTTGAAGTAGCACAACAAATTGCCGATCCACTCGGGTCAAGTAGCAAGTTCTTGGCAGTAATTAGTCCTAATGCAGTAATGTTAGGCAATTCAAAATCCGCAGTTGGGTCCGATCAAATTAACTTAAACATCGCATTTGATTATATTAATGATGCCGCCAACCGCCATACCGAATGGTTGCTGTTACAAGAAAACGATCCAAATAGTAAACCTAATTGGTTGCTAGAGAAAAAATTAATTGATAGCTTACTTGGCCACGATGACTTAGGAAATCCAGTACCAGATCCAAGCCTTCCTAGCAAACTAAGCTACGGAGTTGAAATACGTCCACGTCAAGGATTGTTTGTTGATCGATTTGCTGCTCTTAGAAATATCATTGAGTTTGCTAATACAACACTGACTTCACAACTAATCACAGGACGAATTAGCTTTGACAATCTTGATGCTAAGGATGCAATTCCATCCGCTGCAGAATATGATAAGTTAGTTGAAGACATTTATAGTTTGGAATTAATTCCTACAAAATTGTTGACCACTGCAGAATTAACAGCAGGACCAACACCAGACGGAAAACTAATATCAGTAGCTATTAGCGACCCGGGTTACGGTTATATTACACCTCCTACAATTGAAGTAATCGGCGACGGAACTGGAGCAGTATTAGAAGCGGTTCTTAATGATGCTACTCAAGTAGTGGGTGTTAATATTATTAATCCAGGGTCAGGCTACTCTGTTCCTCCAACATTAGTAGTTCGTCCATACACTGTAGTTGTGCAGACAGACTCAACAGTTGGCGGCAAGTGGTCAGTATATATTTGGAACAAGAGTCAATCCTTATGGATTAAGTCAAGAACTCAAGACTTTGACACAACACAATATTGGAAATATATTGATTGGTCAAGCACTGACTATGATCCTTTAAAATCAATCGCAACTACAGTGGCATCACCGTATGCACTAGCGGTGTTACAACAGTTATCAGTAAACACATATGTTAAGGTAAAGAATGGCGGTGACGGCAGATATCTAATTCTTAACAAAACAGACGGCACTGGTGGAACATTTGACAATGACTGGGATTTAGTATATTCAGAAAAAGGCACAATTCAATTCTTAGATATTATTTGGAATCTAACCGATTCATTATATGCTTGGGATGAAAAAACTGGATTTGATCAAACAGAATACGATCAGAGTCCTGATAAAGAAATTGCTTATATCTTATTAGCTCTTAAAGATGACATATTTGTTAATGAGCGTAGAATATATTGGAATCAATTGTTCTTTAAATCAGTTAAGTATGCTTTAACGGAACAAAAATTCCTAGACTGGGCATTTAAAACAACATTTATTAGTGTTACTAACAATGCTGGAAGTCTTGACCAACGTCACACTTACAAATTAAGAAGTAGTGCAGATTACGAAAGTTTCTTGAATGAAGTTAAACCATACCATACCAAGGTTAGAAGATTTACAGAAACATATACAAGCACAGAGGTAACAAAATCATTTACCACTGACTTTGATTTGCCACCTTACTATAATACTGCAACATTAAATTTTAGCAAAGTAGAATTTGGTAATAATATTTTATTACAGTATCCATGGAAATCTTGGTATGACAACTATGCATACAGTATAGAAACAATCGATGTGTATGATGGCGGTAGCAATTATTCACAAACACCAACGGTTACTATTGTTCCTGCGGCAGGTGATAAAGGGCACGGAGCAACAGCCGTAGCCTTTATTTCATTAGGCAAAGTTAGTAGAGTTATTGTTACTAATCCAGGTAGTGGATATACAGCAAATCCTACAATAGTATTCAATGGTGGCGGAAGCACTACATTAACCGCTGCTCGTGCAGTGGCACGTCTAGGACACAATAATGTAAGACATAACGGTCTTACAATAAAATTTGACCGCGTTAGTGGCCGTAGAGAAATTGGGAATCAAACGTTTACCGACACATTCCACGGCGACGGCGAAGCTCTTACATTCCCACTAACTTGGGTCCCTATAGCTGAAAAATCTTTAATTACATTGGAGGTTAACGGCGGACTACAGTTAATAGATGCATATACAGTTGAATATAAAGAAGCAAAATATAGCCCACAGCCAAATACTACATATACAAAAAAGTATGCAACTTTAAGACTTAATTTTATTCCTGCCAAGGGCGATGTTATTACTATTGAGTATCCAAAGGATGTAGATTTATATACAGCCGTTGATCGTATATTTGATTATTACGAACCTACTAGCGGCATGCCAGGTAAATTCCCTGATCAACTTATGTCTGGCTTATCATATTCTGGTCTTCAGGTTGATACATTGCCATTCAACTTTGCCGGTGGCTGGGATGTTATTCCTTACGGAGCATCACCGTGGGACAACTATTCTACCGAAGTAGGATATTTTTCCTTTATAACAACGTCTACTGCAACACAAGCATTTACACTCAGCGATACTGTTATTAGCACAGGCACCCAGGTAAATGTATATGTTAAATCGGCAAATGATACAAGTTTAACTGGAACACGGATCGATGGTACTGGAACTAGTTCCATTCCTACTATTATTGGATTAGGAACAGGCGCAGTTGATTATATCGAAATCCTAAGTTCAGGATTGGGATACACTTCCACTCAGTTAACTATTACAATATCAGCACCTAATACATTAGGCGGCACACAGGCAATAGTAGGAGATAATTATACACTATCTCCAAGCGGCGATGGAAGTATCACTAGTATAAATTTAGATCCACAGTACCAAGGCAGCGGATATACATCTGCTCCTATTGTAACTATTACTGGTCCTTCTACAGTGACTGCCTATGCTAAAGCAGTATTAAAAGCAGAGTTTATAACAACCGCTTCTACAGTTACGCAAACATCAATTACTATACCTTCAAGTGCGTTTGGGACTCCAAATAATCAGGTTGTGTTTAGATATTCCGACAGCGACGGCACTGTATTGCCAACAGATGAATACAGTTTGGATTCTGTTATCAGTGGCGGCGACCTTGCTTATACAACTGCATTAGGAATTACTCCTAGTGAAATTATTCTAGACGGTGGCTCAACAAGCACTAGACATCTTACAGGAATGATGGATGACGGATTCTTAAATCCAATTAACAGTCCTGCTCCTGAAGAGTGCATTCCTGGGCAGATTAGAGAATCTATAGGTATTAGTGTATATACACAACCTGTTGATACATCACCTGTAATTACTAACAAGAAATACTTTGTTGACGGAACTACAAGCACATTTGTCCTTGGAATTAAACCTACTAATATAGATTCAGTAATTGCTATTTTTAATAATATTAAATTAGACACTGACCAATATGTAATAGACTATGCATTAAACACATTTACTTTTAGTGCGCCTAATCCTGGAACAGGATGGTTAAGTTTGACATCTATGCAACTTGGAGCGGTACAGTTATTAGATGCTAGCTATGAAACCATTACAACAACTGGAACTACTTTATTAAGTGCAGTATCATTTGCTGATGTTGGCTCTAATGGTACAAGTGCATATGTAACGGTAGATGGTGTACCGGCAGTAATGGGAGTTGACTATGCTTTAAGTAGCTATCGCTCACGTGCAAGATTTACTTTCTATAAAACAGGAAATATTCAAACTTATTTGTTTAGAGGCGAAGTAAAATCATTCAGCGAAATTACAGAACAGATTATTAATGTTACAACTGGATCAACTACATTTGACCTATTACAACCGCCTGGTAATTTAGGTCCATATCATAGTCAAGTTATTGTAACTAAAAATCAGTTACGTTTAAATCCGCCAGTAACTACATATTACAAAGTATCGGGTAATAATTTAATTTACAATATTAGCGAATCTATTATGTATCCGCCACGTGCGATTGATTTATTAAGCATTGAGGTTTATGTTAACGGAGTTTTATCACCACCAGTAAGGGGATGGAGATTAAATCAGCAAGACGGACAAATCCATTTTTCTACAAGTGTAATAACTGACGGCGATGTTATCGCTGTTGTAGTGAAGGCCGGTAATGAATATCTGATTGAGAATAATCAACTAGTATTAACTACAGCCGCGACAATTGGCGATACACTACATGTAACTACCTTTACAAATCACGATCCTGATTTTATTCGTTCAGAACGATATAACGGTAACAGCTCTAATTATTATAAGATGCAAAGAGCAGTTGTTGATTCCTCATATGTATGGGTTACCTATAACGGCGTGCCATTGATTGCTAACTTAGATTTTAGTGTAGGCACCGACGGATATATCATAAGAGTTCGCAACGGTTTATATCAAGGAACTACAGATAACATAGTAATAACCAGTTTTGCAAAAATTGATTCTCAATTAACTGCTTACAGAATTTTCAAAGATATGTTAGGACGCACTCATTATAAGAGATTAAGTTCTGAAAATTCTACAGTGGTGATTCAAGATTTCCTTATTTCAGATGAAGTAATACTAGTGCAAGATGCTAGTATGCTAACTCCACCAAATATTTTAATTAATACTCCTGGTATTGTATTGATTAATGGTGAGAGAATTGAATTCTTTACAATTAACGGAAACGAATTAGGTCAGTTACGTAGAGGCACACTAGGTACTATGCCTCCAACTATACAGCCTGCGGGATCAACAGTGGTCGATCAAGGAAGTTTGCAAACACTGCCTTTTGTTGAGTTTGTTCAAAATTATGTAACAGCTACAACAACTTCTACGCAACTTACTTTTGATCTTGCTGGCCATATTACATTTAATACAAGCACATCATACACTGATCAGATTGAAGTTTATTATGGTGGAACACCGCTATTAAAACCCGGCAAAGCAACCACAGTTCTACATGATTTTGATTCGTCATATGATAGTAGATCTGATGAGGCAGCAATGTCTCCTGGATTTACAATGACAGGAACAACGCTAGTTATTTCAACAACCAGCAACATTACATTAACTGGTGGTGTAAAACTAGAAGTAATTTCTCGTAACTCAAAAGTATTTGGAGATAACAAATCTCCTGAAATGAAATTTTTATTAGATAAGACAGCATCATTACCGGTTGGTACCTTTGACTATGCCAATACTGAAGCACTAGTATACTTAGAATCAGGGTTAATATTAACCGACGAAGAAGACGGACCATTAGAAGGATTATAACATGACAAGAATTACACAACTACCACTTGCAACAACAATTTCAGAAACAGGAGTATTTGTTATTGTAGATGACGGAATAACAAAAAAACTTACCTGGCAAACATTACGATCCGGTGCGCTGAAAGGCGACACAGGCGCTAGCGGTCCGACAGGGTCAACGGGGCCAGCTGGCCCAACCGGTCCACGAGGCACCACAGGAACAGCGGCATCGGTTGCTGTTGGAACAGTAAGTATTGTCTCTGGCAATCCTACAGTAACCAACGTTGGCGATATGTATACTGCTGTTTTAAACTTTGGCTTACCACAAGGTCCTAAAGGCGATACAGGAACACAGGGAGTTGTTGGCCCAACAGGTCCACAGGGAAATACAGGAACACAGGGAGTAGCTGGTCCTACTGGTGCTCAAGGCGCCCAGGGATCGTCTTCTACTATCCGAGTTGGCACAGTAACTACTGGAAGTCTTGCAGTTACCAACACTGGTACAATTAATAATCCAGTATTTAATTTTGTTATTCCAGCAGGCCCCACTGGCGCAACAGGAGCTACTGGGTCTACAGGAACACAGGGAGTAGCTGGCCCACAGGGAAATACAGGAACACAGGGAGCAGCTGGCCCACAGGGAAATACAGGAACACAGGGAGCAGCTGGTCCTACTGGTCCTAAGGGCGATACAGGAACCTACATATTAGTTACTGCAACTACTACAGTTCTTGGCGGTGTTAAGATCGACGGAACATCCATTACTATTGACGGCAGCGGAGTTATTAGTTCTACTGGCGGTGGTGGCAGCGGATTAACAAGTAGAACTACAGCATCGATTACTACAGTTTCATTAACTGTTGGTGCTAGCACAACAACTAATATTGTTGGATACAAAGGATATGCATTAATGAGTATTCAAACATCTGCCGGCGCTTGGGTTACAGTGTATTCAAGTGCAGCCGCAGCCACAGCAGATGCTGCCCGTTCTATTGCAACAGATCCTACAGCAGGTAGTGGCGTAATTGCTGAAACTATTACAACAGCTTCAGGAACAACATATTTTAGTCCAGGAGTATTTGGTTATAGTAGCGAAGCAATTCCTAGCACTAATATCCCTGTTAAAGTTTACAACAACAACGGAACAACAACACCTATTACTGTTACACTAACATTACTTAAACTAGAAGCATAATATGTCTATTACTCCGACTATTTCAACAGAAGAACTTACAATAGGTGTGTATCTCAAACGAGATGCACACGAAAATGGTATGACCTTACAGGAATATACTAACGGAGTTATAGCCGGGACACAACCAACACTCGAGCATGATGCCTTTGTGTATCAGTTTGGAGCAACAGACGATGCAATTGATTTAGTTACAGAATGGGCCGTAACAAATAATTTAACAGTGTTAGAATCGCACCACGGTACAGCCGTAGTAAAATTATCAGGCACCGCAGGGCAGTTCAATAACTTATTTGGCATTGAATTACAAACAGTTACTGATTCTAATAGGACATACAGTTCTTATACCGGACACTTTATTGTTCCTTCTGAAATTAATGATGTTGTTGAAGCAATATTAGGAGTTGATGAGTCAGGCACCCTTATGCATAATGCCACCATGGAGGCAAGTAATGCTGGTCCGTTTGATCCAAATGTTATAGTAGGCCCGACTCCTGTTGATCATGCTCTTGCATATAAATTTCCAAGAACACCTGGCACTAATCAACAACAAGGATCAGGCGCATGTATAGGAATTATTGAACTTGGCGGCGGATGGACTACACAAAATTTAACCAGCTCATTCAGTAGAATTGGTTTATCAAATCCCGTAGTAGTAGATTATTCAGTCGATGGCGGAACAAACAATCCAGGGGTGTATGATGCATATGGAGCAAGTGCTGAAGTTATGCTCGACATTTATTGTGCAGGCGCAGTTTCTCCCGGTGCAAAACAGGTGATATATTTTGCACCAAATACCTACATGGGATTCGTTGATACAATATTAGCGGCAGCAAATGATACTGTAAATAATCCTAGCGTTCTTAGTATTAGTTGGGGAACTACTGATACTAACTTTGGAACATTTTATCGAAATCTATATGAATCTGCATTTCAAACAGCAGTTGCAAGAGGGATTACAGTTTTTGCATCCACCGGCGACTATGGAGTAAGAGCAGTTAGTGGCGGTGGCCTTTATACCCTTGATTATCCAGCATCGAGTCCTTATGTAGTAGGTGCGGGCGGCACAGTTATATCAATCAATAACGATTACACTATTGCTAGTGAAGTGGCATGGGGAACAGCAGGCGGCTCTACTGCCGGCGGCGGTGGAGTTAGCACACTATTCAGTGTACCGAGCTGGCAAACAGGGCTTGTTTCCACTACCTACCCGGGTAGCACTGCAACAACAATCACTGGTAGGTCGATTCCTGATGTATCTACAATGGCCGCGGGTTATTCTTTTTATTGGTATAATTATACAAATTCAAGTAGCGCAGTTACTAACTCTTTTGGTACGTTTTTAGGCACTAGTGCCGTAGCACCGCTATTAGCAGGAATGATGGCCAGATTAAATCAAGCATCGGGAAAAAGAATTGGGTTTGTTAATGCAGACTGGTATGCTAATAGCACCACTTGCTTTAACGACATAACATCGGGCGATAATCACGGTGGTAATACTGTTGGTTATAGGGCCAGCTCTGGTTGGGATGCAGCAACTGGGTTGGGGTCTCCTAAGGGAAATATGCTTTACAAGTTATATAATACTGGTTCAACATTTCCTAAACTTAACTACGGATTTAGGCCAACCACTGGTAGCACATATCCTAGAAGACCAAGTATACGATAATATGCTTACTTTTATTAGCGAATAAATAACATTATGGAAGATTCAAAAGAAAACAAAATGACTGAAAACCAACAACAAATTCCTCAACAATCAAAGCCAAATGAGCAGGCAGGTCTGCACATCCAAGGGCATATCAAGATTTTTGACCCAGAAACTAAAGAAGTATTCATTGATAAGCGTAACGCTATTCACTATGAAAACTTTAGTATTGGTCTAGCACAGGCTATGAGCAATCAAGGCCAGGGATTTATCTCTGAAATGTGCTTTGGCAACGGCGGAAGTCGTATTGACCCTACTGGGATCATTACATATTTGACTCCAAATAGTGTTGGATTAAATGCTGATCTATATAATAAAACATATACTAAGAATATCGATTCTAACAGCACACTAAATTTAGATCCATCTAGAAATTTTATGGAAGTGCGCCATATTACAGGCACTGCATATACTGATATTTTAGTAAGCTGTTTGTTAGACTTCGGCGAGCCAAGTGGTCAACAAGCATTTGACCAAAGTACCGGTAAGACAGATTATATATTTGATGAATTAGGGTTACGAGCTTATAGCCCAGAGGGAGCAGGCGCAGGTATGTTACTAACTCACGTTATTTTTCACCCTGTTCAAAAGTCATTGAATAGATTGCTACAAATAGATTACACAGTTAGAATTCAAAGTCTAACTAACGGGGCATAATAATGGGCGAATACAGAATACTCTACTCTGATCCGGCAAAAAATAGTAGTCCTATTATAGTTGCTGATAATTCGCTGAATAAAAATTCTACAAGTTTAACACTTGTTGGCCGTAACTATCCGGGATACGGAGAAACAGTTGAAACTGATCTAGTTCATCTGTTAGAAAATTTTGCGGCATCTAGTCCTCCTAGTAATCCTATTGAAGGACAGTTATGGTTTGATACTAGCGACCCTAGCTCTAAAGTATTAAAAATTAATGATGGCGGCATCAGCGGATCAAGATGGTCTCCTATTAATGGAGTATTTCAACAGCCTAATACACCTACTAATGTTAAGACTGGCGACATCTGGGTTGATACTGCTAATCAACAATTAAAGTTTTTTAATGGTACCGACTTTACCTTAGTTGGGCCAGACTTTTCGGGCGGATCAAGGACTGGAAGTTACCCTGCATCATTAATTGATACAGTTGGACAAACACATAACGTAATTATAAACTATGTCAATGATGAAGCTATTGAAATCATTGCTGCCTCAAACTTTACACCAAATCCTGTTATTAACGGGTTTGGATCTTTAAAGCCAGGCCTTAATATTTCATCTTCAAATGTAGGAACAATATCAACTCCTATATATCCACGAATTAATGGTATTGCAGAATCATCGTATAACTTACAGATTTCTATTCCATCAAGTCAAAAAATTACAGCTGATGCATTTTTAAGAAATGATATTGATCAGCGTATGTCAGGATCATTAAACATTGCTACTGACAACAACTCATTAAAGATTGGTGTAGATCCTACATTCTTGCTTTATAGATCTACTATTGGTAATAAGGCTGTCTTCTCAAACATTCAAAACAACGGCCAGTTTAATTTTATTATTAACGATTCTAATGGAACTCCAAATAATGTTTTAACAATGCTTGGCGAGAAAAAGTATGTCGGTATTAATAATTCCGGACCACAGTTTGAATTAGATGTTGTTGGATCTATTAAAGCTACATCAAGTGCTACAGTTGATACACTATATGTAACAAATACTACAGGCACTATTAATACAGTTGCAGGCAATGCTGTTCAAGTTGCAGGCGGAGTAGGTATAAGCGGCACGTTGGTAGTTACTGGGGAACACATTCTTCAAGGACCATTAACAGTTGGGCAAACTGTGCTTCCGGCAATTGTTCCGGATGATGTTCAATATTCGATAGTATTGCCTACAAGAGATGCTATCTATAATATGGGTGATAGCAAGTTAAGATGGAAAGCAGTATATGCTAATACATTCTTAGCAACTAACTCCGGAACTCAAGCACAGTTTGTTGGTAATGCAACTTCTGCAACAAAACTATCAACACCAAAGAATTTTTATTTAACGGGAGATATTACTGCTCCGACAGTTAGTTTTGATGGTTCGTCATATACTAATATTTTTACTGCTACTGCGCAGACAACATTGATTACAGGAAAAGCAAATACATCAACAACATTTGCTTCGGATTCAATATTAGTTTATAGCACAAGTACTACAAAGTTATATCAACACACTAAAAAAGATTTCCTTAAAGATATAAATTATTACGACATTGCTCCAGGAAATACTCCGTATAGCACTCCTTCTGGAAGTTTAGTTCCGGTCGGAACAATTCTACCCTACGTAGGGGTAACTGCTCCAGTAGGTTGGTTATTGTGTAATGGGCAGACTATTTTAATTTCAAATTATCAATATCTATGTACTAACACATTAGCTGGATATCCGTTTGGCGGCACCGGCGCATCATACAACTTGCCGAACATTCCTGACTTAGCATCGGGCATTAAATATATTATAAAATACTAAAATTATGAGTTATACATTAAAACTAACCAACGGTAAAATATTATTAACGTTACCTGATCAACAATCAGATGCTATTTCAACGAGTCTAACTTTAATAGGTAAGAACGTTAATGCCTACGGTACTGATCTTAATGATAACTTTGTAAGATTGCTAGAAAACTTTGCAAATACTTCTGAACCAACAAGTCCGTTAATCGGGCAAATATGGTTTAATACTGTAGAGCAACGTATGTATGTTTACAATGCAGCAGATGAATTTAAGCCAGTTGGTGGTCCAATCGTTTCTGCAATACAGCCTGCTGGAATAAGCAGAGGCGACTTATGGATTGATACCACATCTCGACAATTAAAATTTCATGACGGTGTTAATATAGTTGCAGCCGGTCCTGATTATGATTACTCTAAAGGTAAATCAGGTTGGGTAGTTGAAACAGTTACAGATAATGTTAACGGTGATCATATAATTGTTGGTTTATACACTAACGGAACACTACAAGGTATTTTAAGTGATGTAGCATTTATTCTTAGGTCAGATTTCCAAACAAGCACCGGAATGACCTCAGTTGGAGTTGGCTTTACTGCCAAGGCTCCGATGAAGTTTATTGGTACAGCAACAAATGCTGAAGCCATTAATGGTGTTAGTGGTGTTAATATTTTAGATCTATCTTCTACATTGCCACAGAATATGAATGCTCCGTTATGGATCTATAATGACGAAGGACTAACAGTAGGCACCAACGGAGATATCCAGTTATTTGTAACAGGAACTAACCGCGTAACTACAATGGCATTAGCCGGTGTGCAGGACTTTGATTTTATCGCTGCTACAAGTACCGGCACATTAAATCATATATTTTATTATAATGCAACTAATCAATGTTTAGGGGTTTACAATACTGATCCACAATTTGGAGTTGATGTAGTAGGTGATGTTCGTATTCAAGGAAATTTAGAAGTTTACGGTTCGTCAACATATATAACATCCGCTGACTTGCGAGTTGAGAACAAGGTTATCGAGCTTGGGTATTCAGATACTCTTACAACTGATCTAATGGCCAACGGCGGTGGATTAGAATTGCATGGCTCAACAACTAAAACATTTAAATGGTATAGTAGTGCTGATGCATGGACTTCAGGTGAAAATCTTGATTTAGCCTCTGGTAAAGTTTACAAAATTGGCGGTGTTGAAGTATTGAATGGTAATTCCTTGGGAGTTGCGGTAACTGCGGCCCCTGGATTAGAAACTGTTGGAATTTTAAATTCGCTAACAGTTGGTGTAATTCATATGGAAAATTATTCCATTGGAACCACATCAGGTGCGCCACTATTGCTTGGTGTTGCTCCAACTTCTAGTTTAGATGTGCAAGGATTAAAAATATTCAACGTTGGCAATATAAACTACTTAGATCCAGGTGATGTTGCAACTAACAAATCTTATGTTGACTCAGCAGTAGGTGTTGCTCGTGCAGGTCAGTTTGCTCCAACTATCGATGTTACAGGACATGCTACTACACCAGAAGATCCTAACTTAAACGTATTTGTTCTTGGTATGTTACAAATTATGTTACCACCAACAGACCCTAGTCCGTATGGTGTTCCAGAAAACGGTCGTGCTCGAGTATTAGTAACACGATATGCATCTGGTGCAGTTTCTGCAGTTAGTGACAACATCGGATTCAATAGTGAAAGTGTTTATAGAGCAGGAACTAGCACACCGGTAAACGTTGTGCAATATCAAACAACTTATGTTGCATCAATAACTGTACCAGCAAGAAATTTAGCAATCAACAGAGCAGTAAAACAATATATTGTTTCAGGCGGTGTATGGATTCAGTTACCATACGTTGGATCCTCAAACACTGTTTGGTCAGATGGTACATGGTAAGGAAAAGGATTAAATGGCATACACTATAAGTAAATCAAACGGCGGAACACTAATACTATTAAACGATGGTTTAGCAGATAATCAGGTAACCTCGTTAACCCTTGTTGGTAAGAATGTTAGTAATTTTGGCGATGCTCAAAATGAAAACTTTGTTCACATATTAGAAAACTTTGCTTCTGCGTTTGAGCCTCGCTCACCGATGCAAGGGCAGATATGGTTTGACTCTAGTTCTAATGTATTCCGTCCAGCAGTATTCGACGGAACTAACTGGAGACCGATTGCTACTTTACTTTACAGTAATACAACTACTGATACATTAGTTAATGCAGGATTTAATAATTTTGCAGCATCAAATCCTGGTGATTTCTGGTTTAATAGTTCTAGCAAACAACTACATGTAATTACAAGCCTTGCAAACGATATGACCTTAATTGGTCCCGAAGCAGTGTATGGCTTTGGTGTTACAAAAATGTCATCGGTTAGTATAAAAGATATAAGCAACGTTGCACATCCTGTTATTAAAATGATAGTAGATGGCACAGTTATTGGAGTTGTAAGCACACTTACATTTGCCACTAACGAAGTTGACCCGTATAATATCTATAAAGGTATTACTCTTTCATCTAACTCTGCTCTAGCTGCAGGCACTATTTGGGCAACTACTCTTAACGGCAATTTGGTAGCTGGTCAGATTACCGCCGACAACGCTGATATTACTGCATTACTTGGAGTAACGGCTGCGATCGAAACCGTTAACGTTGATACACTTAATGGAACTACTGGTAATTTTACTACTGTTTCTGGAGATGTTGTTAATGGATCTACAGTAAATGCTTCTACAGTTAATGCTACAAATTTAACAGCGTCCGGCACAGGACTTATTACAGGTACTTGGAAGTTAAACACAAACAGTTATCTTACACCAAATACTGACGGCTCAAATGATTTAGGAACTAGTTCACTTAGATTTAACAATGTTTATTCTAAAGCACTGAGCACAGGTAACTCTGCAAGTGCTGGAGATATTATAGGATACTGGAAATTAACTTCTGGGTCATCATTTACTCCTACAACGGACTTAGGTAACGACCTTGGAGCATCAAGCAAACGATTCGGTACAGTATATACTTCAGGAATATCAGCAAGTAATGGTGGCAATGTAATCTCAGTAACAGGTTCCCCAAATATATCAGGCAATGTTACTCCCGCAATCGATAATCTGTATAGTTTAGGATCTGGCGCTCAAATGTGGGCAGAGGTTTTTGCAGACAACATTCAAACAAATGCAGTAGATACTACTCAAATAAATTCTGTCAATGGTACAATTAACACTTTATCTGTAATAAATGCAACAATTACCACGTTAACTGATGCATATTCTCATACTATTAGCCAGTTTGATACAGATGGATCTCTTGCCACAAACTCAGATGCACGACTTGCAACACAGCGAGCAATTAAGACATATGTTGATTATGTTGCTCAAGGGTTAACTAATTTAATCAATGCAATTCCAACACCCGATACTGATGGGACATTAGCTGCTAACTCTAATTCAAGATTAGCAACACAGCGGGCTACAAAGACTTACGTTGACAATACTCGTTCGATATTGCAAACTGAAATAGATAACATTCCTCGTGGTGGTTTTGGAACGGACCAAACGTATGAGAATGTAACAGTTGCTAGAAACTTTGGTACCTCATATGTTAATACTACAGGCAAGACCATGTGGGTTAATGCAACAGTTTCAACAGCTGATACTGACGGTGATGACCCATTCCAGTGGACCATTGCATTTGTAAATGGTATGGAAATTACTCGACAAGTGTGGTTAAACAATTATACAGGTGCCCCGTGCCAGATGACATTACAGTTTTTTGTTCCACCAGGAGCTTCCTACTATGTTAATATCTATACTACAGATGAACCACCAAATCAACTATCGTTTGGCCAGTCGATATTAAACTGGATCGAATTTAGATAATACTACGGATAAATTATGCCATACACAATTAACAGAACTAACGGATTAAAAGTAACAGTTGTTCAAGACGGAACAATAGATACAACCTCGCTTGATATTATCTTAGTTGGTAAGAACTATTCGGGTTACGGTGAGTCTTTTAATGAAAACTTTGTAAAATTATTAGAAAATTTTAGCAATACTACAGAACCTAAGAAACCTCTTAGTGGGCAATTATGGTTTGATGCAAAGAATAAAAAAATAAAAGTGTATGATGGTACAAAATTTAAATCGCTAGGAGTAGTTGATACTAGTGTGGTTAGACCAACAAGTATGAATCAAGGTGATTTGTGGTACAATCCAACAGATCTAAAACTTTATGCATATAACGGTAATTCGTGGATACTAATCGGCCCATCTGCAGCGAGCGGATCTAACGGAGTAAGCACAACCTCTGTTATTGATAATAATGGAAACAGTCATCCAATAAGCCAAACAGTGCTTGGCAATTCTTCCCCATCAGTAGTGGCTCCTCCAGGCCCAGATTGGCGCATTAGTGTAACACCGACTGACGGCTTATACAATACCTATCCAACATTGGTGCCTGGTATTAACTTGCCCGGCACACTCGGCAACGGAGTCAGTGCCTATAATACAAGTACCGGTTATATGTTTTGGGGAACTGCTGCTACAGCGTTAGGCTTAGTAGAAGGCACAACGGGCATGGTCCCTGTGTCAGAATTATTAAAAAGAAGCGAACTAACTACTGGTGCAGATTTTCCAATAGTCACAAATTATGATGTTACTGTTGGTCTTGCACGAGTTGTAAGAATCCATGTAACTGATTCAACTGTAGGCAATATAAGTAATATCCGCGATACTCGCTTACAGTTTAATGTCAGTACACCATATAGCGGAACATATACTAATATCCTTAACTTAGATGGTGCCGGCAGTCGTCAAGTGCTTCCAACAGCAGACGGTCCTGTAAATTTAGGAGCAACCAATAATCAGTTTAGCAACTTATATGTTAATAACATCAATCCTGGCGCAAGTACTGTAGGTGCGATAACTGGTAGTTGGACCGCGGATACATTAGCGGCAACAAATTTCTCGGCATCTACTGCTACAATATCAACATTATCTGCTGCTGTTGGCGGCGGAGTAGTAACAGGAATATGGACATTAGCAGATGGCGCAATGTTTGAATCAACGTATGCTGACTTAGCAGAACGCTATGCAGCCGACGCCGAATATGCTCCAGGCACTGTATTAGTAATCGGAGGCGATGCCGAAGTTACTACAACGGATCGTAGAGGAAATACAGCGGTAGCAGGTATAGTATCCACAGATCCTGCTTATACATTAAATGCTGACGCAGGAAATGATAGCACTCATCCATACATTGCACTTAAGGGTCGTGTGCCATGTAAAGTAGTCGGCCCTATCAGCAAGGGAGACTTATTAGTTACTTCAAGTACAGCTGGTCACGCTGAACGAGCTCATGCAAATGATAATCCAAATGCTGTTCTCGGTCGTGCATTGCAGGACTTTGAAGATTCAACTGCCGGCCTTATAGAGGTAATGGTTGCCTAAATACGGGGGCAACAAAAAAGGCACCCTAGGGTGCCTTTTATTTTGGAGATAAAATCTTAAACAGTTTCTTTAGTAGCCTTCTTGCTTTTTGGAGGATCAATCTCATCTGCCTCCTTGCGCAGTTTGGCAGCTTCTTTATACAAAGCATCTGCCTTAGAACGCATTTCAGCTGGACTTAATTCAACACTAGTTTCTTCAACCACATCAGTAGTAACAACTTCTGCTGCCTTTTCGTTAATAGTTGGGATTGTTGCATTAGATCCATCTTTGATTGCCAATTGTTCTAATGTTACACCTTTTTGTTGAGCAATAATAGTATTCAACTCGTCGAGTGGAATATTAGTCTTATTGTCTGGTGTAACTAATACTAAACTAGTAGGAACCTTCTTTAGATATCCGTTGGCATGAACATACTGAAGCATATTCGATCCATCGGGGAATCGACGAACAGCCATTACATCTGCTAGTTCTTCAGCTTGTTGTCCAGTATCGGATTCAACTAAACTCATCAATCCATCGTGATATGAATCTTGAAGTACCTGTGTGCCTACGACTAATGCAGAGAGAGGATCTCCTGGAATAGTGCGATAAGCAATAACAATTTTTGCTCCGTTGTTCTTCATTTTACCAACGTGTTTCATTTTAATCTCCTATTAAGCTGCTGGGGTTTCAGCTGGCTGTTGTGGTGCTACTGCATTTAAGAATTCATTTAACTTGTTAAATGATGTTCCGACTGCTGCCATTTCGGCTGCACGGAATGCACCACGTTGACTTGCAACATCAATAATTGCTCGTAAGTTACCTAAATCTTGAATTGTTAATTCTGGTGTTGCTGGTGCTTGTGGTGGAACTGCTCCGCCAACAGCGTCAGTAGTTTCTACTGTACCTTGATCTAATTGTTCTGACATGTATATCTCCTATGTATTCTTGTCTAAGTACGGACATGATAGACTCAATATAGTTAGTTCTTTAGCATCCTCGACACCAAGTTCTTGGATTTCAACCATCTTATTAGTTGCATCTACTTTTAACCGTTTAGTGATAGCATACCTACTATCTAAGTTTTGGTAAATCCAACAATCTATACTATCTGCACTAAGGACATTGAGTGTCATTTTAGCAAAATGTTTTGGTATATAAGACAACTTTCGTGCGCCCAAAACATTAAGGGCATTTACTGATCCTTTTGCTAATGACATAATGTACCTACTTTATTTATAATAAGCAGTCTGGCCATATGGTGCAATTATGGATTCGTTACCGTGGATAATAAACAGCGTTTCACAGTATTCTTCTGGACCCCAGCTACCACAAGGATAACCGTCTGTAAACATGATAAAGCGTTTTGGTTCAATATCGTTTTCTTTCATAAACTCAAAATTAGCATCAAAGTCTGTGCCGCCACCACCCTTAACTTCATAAGTTAAAATGTCGCTAGCAGTATCTGATGTAAATTCAGCAAAGTTATAAACCGCTGTATCAAAACACCAAAGTTTAAGTTTAAAATCTACGTATTCGTCCATAATGCCTTTAACTTCACTAATAAAGTCTTTGGCCTGTTTGTCCGAAATACTACCACTCATATCAATTGCACAGCATACATCAACTGTTTCATCATTAATCATGCCTGGCAAAATTGCGCCCGACATTTGTGATTTACGATTTGGACGAGTAAAGCTAAAGTTACTTTTTAGAATGCTTTGGATATTCATGCGTAACAATTCACGCCAATCCATTTTAGGTTCAGTAAAGTCTGAAATCATTCTAGCAACACCTGCTGGAATTTTACCAGCGCCAGCAGCCTGTGCGGCACTTACCATTGCTTCTTTGATTTCATCGCGGATTTTTTTCTTATCTTCTGCAGATAAACGTGGACGACCTTTGCCGGTACCTTCTGGCCCATCGCCTTCTCCATCACCCTCTGGACCTTCTTCACCATCTAAGTGTTCATCAAGCAATTCGCCTAACGAGCCGATATCGATCTTTTCTGCTTTTTCATACAGATCGTCATAAACTTCTTCGTAGCTCTTACCGCGATATTTATTATCCTGAAAAATCTTAATCCAATCAGGAACTTCGCCAATACGTTCATCTTTAAGGATTTGATTAACACAATAGTCAGCGGCAATATTACTTAATTGAGGATCACGACTTTGACGACGACCCATATGGTCAAATACATTGTGTAGGACTTCGTGTGCAAATCCAAACTCTGCTTGTTTTGGAGTAAGACGATCTACAAAGCCTACATTGTAATAAAATGTGCGACCATCTGTAGCAAGTGTTGGGCACCAGTCTGATGCGTCAACTAATTTTAAACGGGTAGCTAAGTTACCAAAAAACGGATGACGCAACAAAAGACCAACACGAGCAGTAGTAAGTTTTTCAATAACCTTGTTCTTTTCTTCGCGAGTAAATTCACGAACTTTTTCTACTTTCTTACGCTCTTGTTTCATTACAGTCATTTTGGGTTCCTATTGTTTCAGTGTATGTATATATTATACAGCTATTCTTTGGTTTTGTCAAGTCCAAAATGTTCTTTAATTACTGTTGCTACAGCAGGAGCAAGCCCGGACTCTGCAATACTAGCACATTCTGCCGCAATAGATTGGGCAAATTGGGTTAGTTGTTCGTCAGTATAAGCGTAATCGGAAAGGTAACCTGCTTGTTCTGCTAGTTTAAGTAATTGTTCGTTCATTTTGTTCTAAAGAGCCCCGAAGGGCTCTTTTTAGTTCTCCATTGCTGAAATAATATATTTGCCATATTTCTCATGAAACTCATCAAAGCTCTTGAGCTTGCTAGCATCGAATGGCAATGCATATTGTGTTAATGCAACCTTAGCACCCATAACTACTAACTCGGTTGGAAAGTTATCCATCATAAAGCGGAAGAAACAATCCGCCATGTCATTCCAGTTCTTAACTTTCTTTTCATGTGCTGTTTGTAATTCATAGCACATAGAAATTGTCAAAGAATACATCGCTGAAATTTCTTTAATTTCTAATTTCTTAACTTCGCCATTTAAGATTGCTTCTGGCTTAGGCAACTGTTTGGCAATCTTACGATGTGCCATAAATTTAACAGCCAGACCGTCCCCGATGGCACCTGCTACAAGATCAGTGAGAGTGTTCTCTGACAAGTCATCATCACCGAGGAGGTCTGAAACGAATGACCAAGAGCGTGGCGTAGCAAATGCACGGCTTGAGCTCTTTGGATCAAAATCATAAAGGTCTTGTTTTGCGAAACCACAGTAGCCTACAACTTGCTCGTGGATCTTATTCTTAACAGCCCATTCTTGCCAATCATCAAAGTTAGTTTTAAGTTCTAAATGTAGGAAACGATTGGCCAACGGAGCAGGCATACGATAAGTAACACCTTTATCTGATTCTCTGTTACCAGCGGCAACAATACTAACACCTTTTGGCAAATGATATGTGCCAACACGACGATTTAAAATTAACTGATAAGCCGCTGCCTGTGTAGCAGGAGCCGCTGAGTTAAGTTCGTCCAAAAACAACACAGCGGTTGAGTCTGGATCGCTAGGCAATTCTGCTGGCGCCGCCCATTGCATGGTGTGTGATTCTGGATTGAAGAATGGAATACCTTTAATGTCTGTAGGTTCCCAAAGTGATAAACGAACGTCTACTACTTCGCGATCGGTTTCTTCTGCGATTTGTTTAACGATATCGGATTTACCAATACCTGGAGCACCCCAAAGGAATACTGGACGACTTACTTTAAAGCATTTACGGATAGCCGCTTTAGCTTCATTTGGAGTTTGTGTGCGGTTTGAACTGATTGACTCTGCCATTTTAGCCTCTATATAAAAAATTAATATGAACTACTCTCACTGTTTATATAGTATAACGCTAAATCGTTATTTTGTCAAGTTGGGGTTTCTTCGGTGTTGTTTTTAAGCGACATTGCTTTGGCCATACCAAACTTTTCAACATCCCCACTAAAAAGGACTAATTGGACAGCAGTCTTTTCTTTGAATACAATTATGGACTTTTTGGTTATGTAATATGGACCATCAATAAACCGATCTAGCCAAATTGTAGTTTGATTAGTAAGGGTAAACTCTTTTGGAAACTCTATATTGTAGCTTTTCATATCCATTTGTTCAGTGAATACTGTAAAGCCTTCTTCAGTAAGGCGCATACCGCCTACTGCTTTTTTACGTGAGTTTTGCCAAATAATTGAATGATTTTTAGCCAGGCTTTTTGCATCATCTGGCCAACCTAACTGCTTACTTACAACTGTAGTTAAATGACTTTTTATGTCCATTACTTGAGTAGTTCACCAGTGGTTAATTTATATACAGCAAACTCAGTGCAGTTAAACAGTTTATTCAACTTTTCTGCTAGATTGATAGCGTGACCGCTATTTGAAAAACTTACTTTTTTGTATTTTGGACCTAAATGATTTGCAATCATACTTGTGGTCTTTAAATTAACAGGTTTCCCTTTATAAAACACAGCCCAAATGGCTTCGGCTTCGAGAACTTGTTCTGTCTTGTAAGTTTTTTTACTGGTTATTTCTAATAGCACCTTTGGCTTCGGTCTCGACATCCTGCGTATCCCCATATATATACGCAGTTATTTATCCGGTTTTTACAAACTTCCGCCGTCCATTTTAATGGTAACATCGCCCGATGATTGAACATTTAATGCAATTGCATCTAAATCACCAGCTAAACGAGTCATTACCACTGATAGGCTTTCTTCAAGTAATATTGCTTCATCTATAGGCAAATTTACGGTTTTTTGACCGCTTTTTCGTGCAATACGAGCCTTTTCTAGGAACATTTCGATGGGTAAGGTGTTTAATGCTTTCATGATTGATCCTTGCTAACTGTATTTAAAATAGTGCGCATTTCTAATTCTGTCTTAAATGGACCTTTATATGGGTAACGTTCTAGTGTAATTAGCTTAGGGCAGAAGCTTTTTACCCAACCCTTACGGAATTTAATCACGTAGTATCCAGCACAATACAAGCTCTTACTCTTTGAGCTTTTAGCATAGATAGGCAGTCGCTTTTGAACATTCCAAAGAGGCTCAAATGCACGTCCATTCACTGGATAATCGTAAATGCTATTGTCAAGTTTCTTAGCCTGTTTTTCTTTTTTGATGGCTTCTTCAGTAATATTAATACCGAATCGTTCTTTAATTTCTTTAAGATCATTTACTTCAATCTTTTGTCCTTTGCAAAGTAAACTATAGCCTGTTTTATCTTTACTAAGTGTGGCAAATTTCTCACCATCGTTTTCTAGGATCCAAAATTTATTTGGAACCAATACTTTAGCTACTGTAGTCATATGCATCTCCTCGCATGTGTGTATCTTGTGGTTGCAGGTATCGATATATTGACATTTCATTTATGATACCTTGCATTTAATGGGTCTGAATAGCTTTGTGCTTGTTCACTAACTTTAACTAAGTCATAAGTGGCACAAAATTTCATAAGTCTAATACCTACCTGTGCAACATTCTTCTTCTTATCAATTTCCGCTTGAATAGTATCAGCAATCATTAGTTGGATCTCTGCAGGGTGCGCAGTTAAATCGCATAATGTAACATTGCGAGCATAGTCATCCAATACCCTATGTTCAACACCTTCATGATCTACCCAACGCTGTAACATTAAGTTGTTCCACGCCCACCCTTTTGAGTTGCGGTCTTCGAAGGCTTCTTGTAAACCAACTTTATTTTGTTCCTTTTGTTCGGACACCCGGGTATGCTGAGAAGACATTATCACTGGTATCGCCACGCATGCATTTTTCAAAGAGGAGCCATTCAGGATTCGGTGCTGGCTTTTCTTCATTAGTTTTTTTGTCTTTAACTCGCTTGCCTTTTTCATCAAAATATCCTTCATATGTAGTTGTAACACCGCTTACACCGTTGTATTGTTTTACATTGGGTGCAATTAGTTGTGCAAAGTCGCCGTCTGTTGAAATGATAACATGATGATCATCTGGATGACTAGCTACCCAACCTGCAATTAAATCATCTGCTTCTAGATTAGGATGTTGTAGGACTGTGCAGTTTGTTTTTTCGTGAATGTATTCTTTAAAATCGTCAAATGTTTCCCAAAAGATTTTATCTTCTTCTGCGTCAGTTGAACTCATTGCTTCGCGAACTTCTTGACGATTACGTTTATATGGAGCATAGATATCTTTGCGCCAGCTACGACCTTCTAAACAAAATATAACGTGAGTGCCGTTAAAATCTTTCCAGGCTTTACGCACAGAATTTAAAATGACATGTAAACTCATCCCTACTTTCTCAGAGATATCACCTCGCACAACATGTCGAGCTCTAAAAAAAGTATTCGCAGTATCTACTAAAATATATGTTGTCATTAACTGATCTCTGATCTTCCGTTGGGTAATTTGTTAACATTAATGTAACCTGCACCTCTACGATCCATACCAGGTACATTCTCGTCACTGCCGATTTCTTTACATAGATCACCAAACCACTGATCCATTATTTCTTCATCTGTAGTACCGGTATATCCGTTTTCTCTTAACATTGTAATAAAATATTCATTCCAGTCAAGTTCAAAAAATCCATTCTTTGGATTTGATGGATTAACATGCGTATCCAATACAGCTACCCACGGCTCTTTTAGATTAGTAGCAATAGTCTTTGGATCTACTGGTTCGCTAGGAACAACATACTTTTCTGCTTCTTTTGTTTTTTTTGATTTAAACAAATTTTTAATTTTTTCTAACATATTTTACCTTTTAATATACCTACCAAAAATTCTTCTTTGGTTACCCAGCGATATAAGAATACCGGATCACCAGGCCCTGTAATCATTCGTGTACCTTTATAACCTAACTTCATCCAAATCCATTCATCTGAATAGTAACATTTACGTGGCCGCAGAAAGAATTTTAATTCCCAAGTAGCCCTTCCGTGAAATACATCGTATTCTTCATCCATTCCGGGTATCGGCATAGGGGTTACTCTAGCGTATCCAAACTTTATCTTCCCCATTTAATCTTTAACCAAATACGTTCATGTATATAATGTACCGCAGTTAAAATAATGTGAATAATAACAGCGTTTCCTAATCCCGTCCACAAAGCCGTAATTAGCAATGCAATAATACGATATGTTAATGCACGAACTATGGTTCTTTTGTGGAGTTCAGTCATTAAGTTCCCCACTCGTTCTTAAACAAAGGTACTTGTAAGCGGTCACTATATCGTAAACCGTTTTTCATTGCTAACAATGCCACGGCCTTATTATTCATAGCGTATACACTTTCAACGCCTCCGACCGGCATTAAGTAGACAGGACCTGTAAATCCAGCGGCACGATAAATGTCCACTGCTTCTAATGCTTCTTCAGCATCTTCTTCGGTTGCAACAACAAACTTCAAATATGTATAACCCGCTTCTTCGTATTCACAAACAACTTCTGGCTTAATAGCCTCATCTGGATGCTCGCCTGAACAACTTAGTTTGGCACTAACTGAGAATGTAACTTCTCTAGCTAACTGATGATTAGTATTGCGCCATTTGATTAAAAACTCTTTAAATTCTGGAGTTAGCTTTTGAGTACCATTTGTTTCAAATGTGATCTCTTTTAACTCTTGCATCTTAGGATGATCCAACAAGTCGGGATAAGCACGTTGCCAACCTAATAACGGCTCGCCACCTGTAATAACAAGATGTGCGTCCTGCCATTTATTCTCAGGAAGAATTTCCATAGTGCGTTCTACAATGGCATCACTAGTAAGCATTGGCGACAAGTCCTTAAAACTAGGATGCCACGAAGCATAGCTGTCACAGCCTGTTGATACTAGAGGTAAGTCTTCATACTTTGTAAACATATGAGCAACTTCGGAAATCTCTTCTGCCTCTGCACTTAGTTCACCTTTTGACATACCAAAGCCTGCACATTTAAAATTGCATCCAAATGTGCGTAAGAACACAGAAGGCACGCCCATATAACGTCCTTCACCTTGTATACTGTAAAATAATTCTGCTATTTTAAGTTTGCTCATTTATTTGCTCGGTTACTTGTGCAACTATCATTCCATGTTTCTGCAGCCTGCTTTTGGTATTGCTCTAAATCCCATTTATCTTTTGCCGCAATATATTGATCTTCAGTAAGTCCATGCCAGCCGCAACAATCACCTGTTGGACTACGACCACACCCACATGTACCAATCTTACCAGATTCATTAGCTCTTACTTGCATTATTCAGTTCCTTTCAAACTATCCATAATTACTGTGCGTTCTTTATTATACACTCGTTTTTGGAGAAACGCAATAAACTCCTTGTGCTCCATTGTCTCTGCTTTATTTAGAATATTTTGGCAAGCCCGCAAATAATATCTACGACGAGCAGCCTTGGTAACACCTTTCATATCTTCAACTTTAAATTGAAAAGTGCGGACTAACGCATCTGCCGCCTCGCTTGGTTTACCGTGCCATTCTACATCACCATCATTGGTGATAACTAATACGGCCTTATCTTCTTTGTTATTAAATGAAATCATATGGTTAGTTGGCATTAAATTTCCAATTGTTAGTCCTGTTCCTGCCGAATATCCTGTGTTCCAATTTCCAACAGCAATATTATTATTTGCAATTGACGACCAGGTGTAATTGCTAACATTGCCAGTTAAAGTAAATTGGATAGGCTCAATCGTTTCTATATTCCGGCGACTTATAATTGCCTTTGCCCGGGATTGTGTTGCGAACACCGCCAATTGGATCCTCAACGTCGCCCTGGCGACGAGGGATAAGATGAACGTGAGGCCACATGACAGTTTGTCCTGCACTTTCGCCATAATTAAATCCAATATTGAAACCGTCCCATTCTCCGGCTTCCACTTTTGTTTTACCCCAATCCACAGCTTCTTCAAATGCATCTTTTAACACTCCTAACGAATTATATTTAGGCACAAATAATAAGTGCCCAGGGGTACACGGATATTTGTCGAGAAATATTGCAACATGAAAATCTTCACTGATACAATTATCCCAAGGTGCCCCGCTTTCTTCTAATGTTTCTGGACCATCAAAAATAGTATACTTGATCATTTTGTCCACCAATCTTCGTATGGAAAATCAATCCACACATCATTTTCTGCTTTGTTGATTTCTACCCCGCAGTAGTCCATTTTAACTTTACATTTGCTAGCAAGATTATCTACAACTACAGCAAAGCGCACATTGTTATTCCACACATTATTCCAGCGATCATCTTTTGGTAAACAACCGCTTTGCCAATCCTCCATAATCCAGTTTAGGGTAGCACCACTATCATTAATGTCATCTACAATAAGAATATTCTTTTTACCATCGCCAGAACACATTGGATCGTGGATGGCATATCCAAATGCGTCATCGGCCATCCAAAGATTACTTTCTGGGCCAATAAAATCATTATGGTCTCTAAGACTAACACCTAATGTAAACATGGGCACATTAAAGTAATGACTAATCATAACAGCAGGCAATAATCCACCGCGGGTTAGTCCTACAATATAATCAGGTTTCCAATTGCTAAGACTAATATCTCGGCATATTTTTCCCATATTAAATTGAAACTCTTCCCACTTAATTTGCTTTTTGTTCACGTCTATCCTTTAAGTATTGTTCGTTATGAATCCATTTATTATTAACTAAAAATCCCCACTCACGCACTTTCTTCATTGGCATGAATAATGTCCAAGCAGTTACCCCAGGGTGAAGCTCAATGCGATGATAGCTGCTAGGGCGGCAGATGCGAAAATGACCGGGGCCACGCCATTTGCGTATTTCGCACGTTTTAATGCCGTCTTTGTTGAAACCAGGGATCCACTCATAGTATCCACCTTTTAAAATTAGTGTAGCATATGACCACGGATGATCATGAACATCATCTGGGTCACCCTTTAGAAACTTGTGTAGGAATAAATTGAAAGGAAAGTTGTCACGATCCTTTAAAAATAAGTAGTAACGTTCTAAATATGGCTCATCGCATAGTCGATCTAAAATAACACGTTTGCGGCCGAGACTGTCTAACCAATTAAGAAACTTGTTTATCAGTGTCATCTTGACTCCTTGCTATATCATACATTAGTTTGAATTGTTCCCAACTGTATTGTAAGGCTGGATATTTTTCACACATACGTCCTAATTTAATAGGATCAATTTTATATTCAGTTAGCCAGGTAGTTTGTTGATCTAAATGCCCGTCCTCTTCATACATTTCATACAGAACATCTTTAATATGTTTCACAGCTTTAAAGTTTCCATGGTAATAATCTTGCCAAGTGCTTTGCCGATATCTTCACCGTCGATAATAACATGTAGACTATTAATCTCACGATCTTTCTGGCGATCATAAAAGCTAGTCTCTACAATAGTACCACCGGCTGCTTTGAATACTTTGAACTGAATACCACGGTCGTTATGAAACGATACTCCTGCTGTTTGGCCAAGTGAGACTTCATAAAGTTCACTGTCCACTTCACCGCTATCGTTTAACCAATCACGTAACCATTGTTTAAAAGTTCTGCGTTTACTTCGCCGATTAATTGAGATGCCGTATTTCTGTCTCATTTGCCTACGTAGCTCTGTTGTAGTTTAATATTGTCAAAGAACTCTTTCTTAGTATTCATGTCATCTTTAAATGCACCTGTTAATACTGTAGTTTGAGTTAAACTGCTACCTGCCATAATACCTCGATTTTCACAGCAACCGTGAATGGCTTGTATGTAAACTGCAATGTTCTTTGAACCAGTAGCATTAGATATCTCACGTGCTATATCATTGCAGAGCTCTTCTTGCAAAGTACCACGGCGAGCACACCACTGAGCAATTCGAGTATACTTAGACAAACCAATAAGCCTGTCGGCAGCAATAATTCCAATGTAGGCAACACCAGAAACAGGCTGATGGTGGTGACTACACATACTACGCAATTCACTCCGCACAACCAACATACCTTTGTAGCCATCATCCACCTCATTAGGAAAACTTGTTGCATCTGGCGCTTCTTCGTAGCGACCTGACATAATTTCATTAAAATACATTTTAGCAAGACGCTTTGCAGTACCTTGACTGTTAGGGTCATTCTCACGATCAATAAGCAATGTATCTAACACACTCTCAAATGCCTTAGTGGCTTCTTTGATTAAGATAGCTTTATCTTTTTCAGTGATGTATTCACTAATATTATCCCCAGCCCAAAAGCGTTTCTTATCACGCTTCATCTTAAAGCGAATAGCATCGGCTAAATTTGCTTCTTTGTAACCTTTGTCGCTCATATTCATTGCGGCATCTTCGTATCCAGGATGATACGGTGCTTCCTTAACTAAGTCAGGATTATTATTCATTACTGCTTTTAAATCGTCTGATGTAAATGTTGTCAATTCTATTTCTCCGAGTTTATGCCGTGGATGGCTTGTATACTACTATTTTATATTCTTTAGCAGATTATTACAACTAAAAAAATGTTCAGTTAAATCTAATGCTTGTTTATTTAGGCTAGGTAAAAGTTTATTGTAATTTTCCATTTGCTGAATAATCTTAGCACATAGTTCTTTACGATGTATTATATATTTTTCAAATGATTCTGTCCACTCGCTTGGATATTTAAATCCTTCATAATACATTTCTGAATATGATAAACGATCTGGAACCATCGGAATAGCATCTACAAGTGCGCCTTCATAGCAACTAATACCTAGCGTTTCTTGTAGGTTGGCTGAAAATACTAGTTTAGCTTCACCTAACAAATTGTGATATTCGTTTTTACTAAGTTGTTGATCCTGGCAAACAACAAACTCATATTGTGGCAAGTGTTCTTTTAAGTCACGGAATATTTCAACTTGTTTCTCTGGTGCAATTCGATGTGGAAATAAAATTAAATCACGTTTGGGCATATGTTTGTATGGAGTCAACAGCCCTTCCATATATTCCATAGGCCAACCAGTTTTAACTATCTTATCTGTAAGTGTACCTGCACGAAGTTCTGCAAGATCTTCATCAAACCAAGGATTTTCAGTTACTGGTCCATTTTGTAATAGATTAGTAAAAAACATTTCAATATGGAACTGTGTGGCAAAATAGTTGTAATCAAATGCGTGATAAAAACTCTTTTCAGCATTTCTAACCCACGGCTTATCTCCAACAAGACGTCCTAAAAAGTCTTGAGGATCGTAACTGCCAGCATGCCACAAGCCGTGTATTGTTACAGGAATCTGTAACAATTCACTCATATACTTTAAGTTGATGACACCAGGGTGCCAAGCATCAGTAAAAATAAAGTGATCGCCAGGACTAACTGATCCGGCGCAAAATAAGCGGCCAATTTTTTCAACTTGACTAGACTTATATATATTGGTGCCACCAAAATTAAGGAAAGCGCCAGGAGTAGTGGCTTGAGGAATATCCTCAGGGCCTGAGATAATTTGAACATTGTGTCCTTTCTTTCGTAATATAGCAGGTACATGAGTTTTCCACTCGCCGGTATAGCGAGTGGGTACACTTTCTAAATCGACTAAAAATATAGTCATTAAGCTTCTCTACGTTCCTTAGCTTCACGACGTGCTTTGCGCTGGAGATACTCTTGAGTGCGCTGCCAATCTTTATAAGCCTTAGATCTGTATAGATCAGCTTCGTTAAAATCGATCAATTCCAAACGGCAATGATCGTGCCATGTTTCTAGATCACTAAAGATCTTTGCTACTTCGGGCTTCATAGTTAGATACTTCGCTAACCACTTTGGCTGTGCCATGTTGTGTTTCCTTAAATTACTATTGAGTTTGTTGGGCGAGTAAGATTATAAGAAATGACGCATCCGTTCTCGCCGTCTTCGGATACATCAATTACTACAGCTCGGTTTGGATACCTTGCCGCAATTTGGTCATACAAATCATCTGCGATCATTTCGCACGATTTGAAATCTAATTGAATAATGTCTGTGTTGTATAAACTTTCTAACCAGCGTTTAAATTGAATAAATTCAATATCGCGATCATTATGGAATACGTCAATTGCCACACGGAAGTGAAAGATATGACGATGTGCGTTTGCTAGGAAACTTACATCATATTCACCTGCGGTACATAATGCTGGATCTGTGCCAGCGGCTGGATAACGATGGATACCTTCTTTGCGGAACGATACCCAAATTTGTCTACCTGCGGCTTGTTTAATTGTTTCAATGCTCATTTTATGATCTCGTCTTTACCATATTCGTCCCAGCTTGTAAACTGTTCACGTCCTGTTAAACTGTGTAATGTATGACACCAAACACCTGGATTACTTGCCTTGAAGTCTTTGTCGTCTAGTTTAATTGTAGCATTATATCCTAACTGTGTCAAGTATGGAATCTTCACAGATAGTTGAGGAATAAACTGGCGATGCTCAACTAGCCCACTTTCTAACAACCCTTCAACTTGTGCAACATCCAAATCCAAGGTGCACCAAAAATCAGAATCCAACCATTCTTCAATCATAGTTTCCCAAGGTTTCCAGCCTTCACCATCATTAACATCTAGTTTTGGAAAACTTTGATTAGCACCAAAATAGATATGAGTAATAGGATATCCGCCTAGCATATAGTGTGTTTCGAGAGCCTCTGCGATGGCCTCTCGTGATTGAACCCCAACAACAAATAAGGTAAGATGACCGAACGCTGGAGTTTTTTCAATTTCCTTGCCAACGAAGAATGTTACTGCTTCGCTGGTACCGGTTTCATAATCACGCTTCATTTAGGTAGATGCCCACCAGAGAACACCAATGACAATTACCAATCCTACTAGGAAGATTCGTCCATGCCGTTTCTGTGTTGCAAATTCTTCTTCCTCGGACCCATACTCAAATCCAATTTTATCTTTTTTCATTTATTTTCTTTCTAAGTTCAGTATTTTCATCTACTAACTGTTTGGTTAGTTTTTTATAGTATAATAAATCTTCTTCTTGATGTGACCGCTCTATGGTACATTTTTCTAAATCTTTAGGAATATCATTGACCCGTTTATTTAGGCCTGCGAGGTAGCCAAAAAATATTCCTACTAACAACCAAATAATATCAGTGGTCATCAACCAACCTCACCTATAAGTTCAGTTTCTAACGCTCTTAAATCGTCATCGTCTGGGTTTTCTAAATCAACTTCTTCAGCTTTGGTTACAGTTTCTAATTCAAACAAGTTACCAAATGTATTTTGGGCGGGGCCACCCTGTAATCGAGCACCTTCCAAACTAGTTAAGAACGCTTTGGCTTTTGGCTCTTCTAACATAGCAAGTGCTTCTGCTAAATCTTTAGTTTCGAATAGTTCTGTAACAAAACGATCAAAGTATAAAATGTTGCGTGGAACCCAATCTGAGTATTGATCACTAGTGCTGTCTTTGGCATTCAACTTGTTCCAATGACGCCAATCTGGTTTGGCTTTAGCAATTTCAATATCCATAAGTTGATTAGCACGTTGAACAGCCTTGATATGACATTCAACATTATGGCCCATCATTAATGCGTAGGCAAAACTATCCCAACTTGTTTTATTAGGAATCTTACCTAACTTATTAAGACGAGGTACTTCGTGATAATGATCTGAATTTAGGTGATCAAATTTAACAGGCTCGCCCTTTTTATCTACTCCTAATTCTGCATCTGTTTTACGAGTACCAATATTATAGTAAGCAATGTCTCCCATTACTAATCTACGACCAATTTCACTTTCAAAAGGAAACGGAATATCTGAACCCGCTAGTGATTTGTTGTCTGGGGCTTTGTCCATAATAACACTCCAACGCTTTGGCGTGTGTTGTGCATTTGTGTAGACAAGTCCGTGCGCTGTTGCAATAAACGGTGAGGCGCAATCAAAAGAGATGGTAAATTCTTCATTAATATGTTTCCTAATTTGTCGTTGAATTGAAGTCAAATAGCAAGACCAGTCTAATTGGGCAGTGCCCAAGAAGTGCATCCAGTTCTTACCTTTTAACAAATTATCTTCACGTAGAATCATTAAGCGACGTAATGTGATATCCATCTTACACATATTGGCGCCACCCATCGCCCAACCTTCTGCTTCACGTCCGGCATACTTGCCTGCAGGATCTGAAAACTCTTTTACACCTTGATACCACTTTTCTGCGGTATCCCAATCACCACCTTGTAATACGTTAAGCCATTTAGTTTGCCCCAAACGATTCATCAAGAAGTAATCATTATTGAAACGTGTCTTTTCTAAACAGTCATCAAATGTTTTCAATCCAGTCTTTGGACTATGAATATGATCGCAAGCCCAAGTCGGCACGTCCAACATCATTGACCAATCTGCTGTGAGCTCAAGCCACTCTAAAATACTTTGGCGTGTCTTATTAGCCGCAGGACCATCGAAGTTCAACCAATCAAATTTAAGAACACCCTTACCGATCTGGTATCCACCAGAGTCACCTAAGATCATTGTATTGTTACGATCTCGTTGCTGGATCATCGATTCTTGTGTCACTGACTTGACTAAGTCCAACTGTGCGTGACCTGCTGAATACAAACCATACTTGTAGGTAAAGTAACCTTCTTCTGGATTTAAAAAGTTCATGCCTTCGATGCCGCGATCAAACCCCGCAGGCATACGATCATCTGCGATAAACTTTTCTAATCTCTGTTTAGCAATATATGTTGAATAGAAGCTACTAATAGCTGGCAAATAGACAGCATAGTCTTTTTGTAAAGGAGTTAAATTGACTGGTGGGTTCATTAATTAAGCCTGTGCTGGAATGATATATTTGTAAGTAGCAATGCCACTGTCTAATTCAATCTGCATAGCACCTTGATCATTTGAGATACTAAGTTTTGTATTGTTAGCATCGGCGATCTTCAAAATGCTTAATACTTGGCTAACAGGCCATGTCCAAGATTTTGTTAAGTTACCTGTAACATTGGCTGCAAATACAAACTCACCACCATGCGTTGATTGGTCACCAAAGATAAATTTAAGATTACCATTCTCAGTTTTAGTTAGGAATGTTGTATGCTCGCTATTAGCGGCAGCTTGAAAGTTAAAACGTTGAATAGCAGTTACGCTTGGCTCAACTTCTAAGTCCCATTTTGCGCCGCGGAACTTAACAGTTTTAAGTTTCTCGTTAATAACTTCAGTGTTCATAAAACGATAATCGTTCTTGAAATCACCTTCTTTATTTTCAAAGTGAATGCTAACTGGCAATTCTTCACCATTACGTTCTGCATTTACAATTTCAATTTTTGCATCTTCTTTGTAAACAGGGCAATCCAAATGAATTTTTAACTTGTTAAGTTGCGGCATACCAAACACACCCTTCATTTCCGGAACCGCTTTGTTTACTTCACCATACATAATAACACTACGGTCTTCAGCCATAGAGTCAAGTTTAGTATCGGCGTCGCTACCTGTGATTTTTACAATATCTAAAAATCCCAAGCTATGTGTATGTCCTACGATGTCTTTCAATAGATCCAGCATATAAATCTCCTTTGTTATATTATATTTAGGTTTTTGGTTAAAGTCAATAACATTTTATTCAAAATCAAATAAACTACCAAAATTGTTATCTTGTGTTGTGCTACTTAAATCCCATTCAAGAACTCCAATAAGATTATCTAACTTATTGTTAATAATAGCAGTTTCCATTTCTGAATGATTAAACGGTAAATCCTTAAACCATTGTGGCAAGCGCATTTCATCTACTGGATACGCAATACTGGTATATCCTAACGGATTATCTTTCATCTTACAAACAATAACTTTCATACCGTCTACAATCTGTTGACTATACTTGTCACCATTCATTGTTTTTAAAGTATTCCAATTAATACTTGCTCGCACATGACCAGGCATGTTTGTTTTACCAGCTTTCTTTTCTTTGGCTTGGTAGTCAGTAATATTGTTAGCACGTTTTGGACTACCTTTCTCCCAACCAGGTCTAGCCTTAAACTCAGTGCGGAATTCACTAATACGATCCAGGATTTCAGTTTCTTGAGCACCATCTAAAACTTTATTTAGAAGTTCGCTTAAAAAGTTCTGCATAAATTCTGGAGTATCTGAACGCTTCAAGTCTAAGCCCATAGCCTTCATCTTGCCAACACCGTTATCGTCATCTTGTCTCTTGCCATCTTTGTCATAATAACGAACAGCGTACCGCTTTTTAGTAATAAACAATCCACGGTCTGCTACAAGTTCACGACCTGCTTTAATAACCTCACCGCGATTTTTTGGACAGTGAAAGTCATCTAACATGAACTGTGGGAATGTTGCATTTACTTCTTCTGCGATTTGATCGTAGAGTTGCACCACTGTATCTTTGTTCCAAGGAATAATACCTTTATTAATGTCGTTCTTTAAAATGGGCCAAGCACTAAAATACACAGAGTCGGTATCGCCGTAGATAATGCTCTTGCCAATATAATTGTATTCACCGGCTACAAACTCATTTACTTTAGCAGCCATGTGACGGGCAATTCTACGCCCAGTGAGCGTTGTTGATTGACCAATGCGCTTATCGAAGAAACGGCAACCAGGATTAAGAATAGCCCCATAGAGACTGTTAAGCAAAATCTTTTTAACCAGTTGACGCTTGTCCCAATATTCTTCTTCAATTTCATTTTCTGCCTTTATTGCATCTCTAAGTTTTGCCTGCATGTCTTTACGTTCAGCATACCAGCGTTTTAATAATCCAGGAATAATTCCTTCTTTTGCATAGGTAAAGATTGTGCCGTTAGCACTTAAGATCCAGGGTTGGTTATTTTCATAAACCATATCATAGATTTGAGCACCACTTAACACATCGGTTGACCCATCTTCCCAGTCGAGGATAATATCATTGGCCTTGTCTTTGTTCATAACAAATTCAAATTCATTTGAGCCAAACTTGCCTTCCCATGCTGCCGCAAAACTACTACCCTTGGCCATCTTAGCTTCAATTTCTTCTTTGGTATAATCCTGACGCAACTGCCCAACAATAGTTTCTGGGCCCATGTTAAGTGCTCTAATTGCACTAGGATATAGTGAGTTAATATCCATTGAACCGATCCACTCATGCAATCCTTTCTTTGGATACGCTACATACGCACCAGCCGCTTGATTATCACCGCGGTCATCTTGTCTTGGACGACTTGGCACAATAAGACCTTTTGCGTGTGCTTCAATAATAATAGCCTGTTCTGTTACAGCTACAGCACCCATGGTTGTTGCCAATAGAACTGTGTTTTCGTGTGCAATGGTATTGGCAAGATCAATAAACTTCAGCTTCTTATCTAGTTTATCTAACAACGCAGTATCTTGTCTGTTGTATATGATAAAAGTTCTAAAGTCATTATTATATAATTGATCTAATGTTCCTTCGTAAACGGTTTTGGATTCTCCAACTTCCATTTCTCCAATAGCATCAAGTCTGTAAGTATGTCTTTCTTCGTATGTATACTTTCTATATAGTTCGAGTGAGTCAAGGTGAACCCTGCCCACGAGGTCATAAGTGACCGCAGTTTTTCCGTATTTTTCATATTCTCTTTTCTTTGGAAATTGATCCCATAAGCATAATCTACGAGTATCTTCTTTTGAGAGAACTTTGATAATACGATTAACAGTATAAGGCATATCAAAGCCCTCACTGTTCCAACCACTTAAAATATCTGCATCTTCGATTAAGTTTAGGAATGTATCTAACATTTCGTGTTCTGTTTCAAACAAGATAGTGTTAGGAATGTCTTTAATTTGCTCTTGCGCCTGCGCCATTGTTAGAGTCTTTGGCGGTACTGCTAAACATACTAGGGTATCTAACCACTGTAGGTGAACTGAAATTGCAGTAATTGGCATAAATGCGTCATCTGGTGCCGCATAGCCACGCTCTGGATCGAAGTCCACTTCGATATCCCAAAATGCTACATTTAGTTTTGGTGCGTCGATGTTTAGATAGTTTTCTTCTAATACACGAAACACTGGATTAATGTCTGACTCAAATAGTCTGTGACTACTGTGAATCTTTTGTTCTTTAATGTGTTCTTTCCAGCTCTTGCTAGTAACTTTGCTTAGTGCGTCCCCATACAAACTTGTGTGTTTGCCCTTTTGATCAGGATAGTAAAAAACGTATCTTGCGGGGAACTGCTGAAATATACGGCCTTTCTTTGGATCTCTTTCGACAACAGATACGATATCTGTGTCACGATCCCATCGTGCATCTACATACGACATATTCTTCTCCTACCGCTTATGGCCGGCAACCTTCACTTAGCGATTTATGGCTCGCAGGACCTTTCTCATTATTATTTAGTTAGCATATTAATTAGACCGATAAAATCGATGCTAACAAGCAACAGATAATTAGCCACCATACCAAAACTACCCCTAGTCCAAGCAGCCCAACCATACATAGCACAGCCAGCGATCCAAATAGGATAAAGCATGAGCAGAGGAGGAGTAGGGACTGTAAGGGCCATAGTAATACTACAACCAATAGAGATAGCCCAAGCAAGTATTTCAATATAGAATCTTAACGGCCATTCTTGATAATCTCGTTTGGCCCATTTGAATATATCTACAAATCCGTTTGTAATTTGGTCCATTAGTCGTCATCACGATTGGGATTTACATTATCGCTTTCGCGGGTAGCATGTCCACTAATATCAACAATAGTTTCTAAATCATCGAACTCGTTGAATACACGATCCCAATCACCTTTTTGTGCAATCTTAATTGCTTTTTTAATAGTGCTTGGCTTTACTTCTAATTCTTCTGCTACCGCTTTAATTGTGTCATTAAGTCCTTCGTTCAAGTCTTGAACTTCTTGTAGAACTGTAACACCTTCAGAAATTAACTGACGGATTTTTGCTTTTTCTGGATCGCCGAATACTTTGCTCATAATGTTCTCCTATCTGTTTATTATATAGTAATAGTGGGTTATTGTCAAGCAGTGAGACATAATAATTATGAATGTACGGTTGTTAAATTGGCATCACAGAGATCGAGAACCAAAGGATTTTCCAATTTTCCCCTTTGGGCATCACCGAATTGGCAGTCGAGCCCGCAACCTGTGGCCGTATTTTATTTCTTTAGTTGTCTAGCAAGTTTGCCAGCTAGTTGTTCTTCGTAAGTGCGTTCGTGTTCAAACAGCTCATCAGCTAGACTATCGTGTGTCCATCCTTCGCCTTTTACCTGCTTCTCTAAACGATCAATAGCAGATTTCATACCTGATCCTGCCGGAGCCGCTTTACGCTTGGCTTCAATGTCGCTGTGTTTCTTTTCGCGCTCTGCAGAACCTTTACGGAATTTAGCAAGAGCTGTGTCTTCTTTCATTCCGCCTACGCTAGCAAGTTTTAATAGTGCGGCTCTGATAAATTCTGTAAGTTCTTTGGCAGCACCGTCACCCCACTCTACACTTTTAACGATAGCATGTGCGCCTTCTGAATCAATTTGATCAGCAATATGTTTTGCTAATTCTGGAGTTAAATGCTCTAACCCTTCTGTATCGCCTTCGCCTTCAGTTGGCCGTGTATCCATCATTCCTGGACCAGTAATGCCGTTCATTGCTTCCGGTGTCTTGCTAATTCTACGTGGTTGAACAGCACTACGGCTACTACCGTAATCTTTACGCATATCTTGGTTGCTATGGGTATCTCTATAACCTTGAATATATTCGTCCCATTCTGGACTACCTTTTTGGAATCCGTATTCTGCTGTTATATCATGTTGGCGACCATAGTAAGCATCTGCACCGCCTAGGTCAAACGGAGATTTTTGATTCACTCCGCCTCTATTAATAAACTGGTCGTATTCCGGAGTACCATCTGCAGGTATCTCTCCTTCACCTTCCGCCACACTTTTCTCTTTACGATTGATCTTTTTTTGTGCTGTATTCATATTAATCCCACGGACTGCCTGATCGATCCAGTCCTTATCACCAGTGCGTGGATTAGGTGTTGCAGCCTTTGCGGCATCTTGTTGTACCTGGCGCTTTGCTTTATAGCTTTTTAAGGAATCAATACTCAATTCGTTAAGCTGTCGTGTAAGACGATCTTCGTAGCTTTCAGCAACTTCTTTTTTCTTATGCTTTACTTCGCCTTTCTTTTCGGCTTTCTTTTTGTCCTTCATTGGACCAGCAGCCCCTCCGCCGATTGCTTTGTTAGCATTCTTGGCTACAGGATTCTTTGCTTTGATTGTGCGAATAGGATCGCGACGGTCTTTTTTGCCTTCGTTCATAATGTTCTCTTTATAACTTTAGATTTTTTCTTTTTGGCACCCTTTGGCGCTCCTACAGTACCACCGAATAACCACCCGCCACCTGCGGCAGGAGCACTAGCAATACTTCCAGATCCTGTCGCACCAGCACTAGCTGATTCGCCAATTTCAATGCCACCTTCTTCATCTGGTTCTGCAATTTTGTTTAAGAAGTCGCCTACGAACCAAAACCAATTTTTAAAGTGGCCAGGATTAGTATCGTATTCTTGATGAGCATAGCCTTGAGCACTACTAATTAAACTGTTGAATGTGGATGACTCTTGATTCTTTGCGGCTACTTTTTCCATCTCATTATATAACTGATCGGCCCCGGCTTCGTCTTGGTATTTTTCAATGCTGGGGGCTAAAGAGTTATACACTGATAGTATACGTCTTGCCACTGTAGGTTGCATATCTCCCCATCTAGCGGCTTCGGTTACGTCCGTAGACGAATTAGGATGCTCGTCGCTGTCGCCACTCTTGGCAATAAGGTTACCAGAGCTACGATCTAAGCTCTTTAACTCTTGAGGTTTATGTTCTTCTTCACCTTTAAGAATCTTGCGAGCACGACTAAATCCGTCCACAAGCACACTTAAACTATCTTCGTCTGCTTGATACTTAATACCGATACCACCAGCAGCTTCCCAAGCAGAGATATTACTACCTCGGTCATCAACTAATATGTTAGGAGTGCCGTCTTTTTGTTTTGCGTATTTGGCTTTGTTGGGTGTAATAATAAGATCGTCGGGCTGCGGATTTAAATTATTTTTAATCCATACACGTTTCCATTTTTCACTATTTTCAAAGTCGTTGCGTAACGGGCTTGAACAAATATGATAGTGTCCGTATAGCTTTACAACCATAGCAACAATTTGATCAGCGGGTTGAGTTTTAGGTAGGCGATTAAAAAAATCTGTGCCTATCATTTTTTGTAATGTTGGATCTGTTTTTGCAGGCGGTATATCTCTATAGTTGCCGCTTTCAATACCGGCAAGTTTAGCATACTCTGTAAAAAAGTCTGCTAATACTCCATCGAGGTCTAGATATACTTCTGGCTTGTTCATTTCTTCATCCAATTTGCTACAGGACTTACGGTGCCTGTTTTATCTGTTTCTTTACTACCTTTAGTAGTTAATTTCTTTGCGGTAATGCCAACACGCTTTCGTGCAACATTCATCATCTCTTCTTCAGCAGGGGTATAGTGAACGGACACCATTAGTCCTGCTGACGGTCCATTTGCATCAAATTCGTGCTCGCAGTCTGGAGCTCCGGCGGCTGCAATAGCTAATCGATATTTTGTATATGGTACGGTTTCAGCTGATGGATAGGTGTAGGATCCAACAGAGGCAGCCTTGTAATTTTTATTTACAGGTTCTGTTTTTGCTTCTAGTAGATCTCTTATTCTCATTTCTTATCCACAGGCTTTTCGCCGGTTAGATATGGTTTACTAAACCATAACTTTATATATTCAGCACTTCCGGGTTTAATATTATTATCTTTCATCAACTTGACTTTTTCAGCGGCTGTTGTTGAAATATTACTACCCTTATTTATTTCTGCATTATGCGCACGATATTCTTGTAATCGTGCTTCGCTACCCAATCCAGCTAGATACTGTATAACTTTTAACTCGTTTAGGGGATCGTTAGGCGCTATATAAGCGTCTTCATCGCTGTCCTGCGGAATATTATCGGTAGTTATATAATATTGTTTCATTTCTTTTCTAAAAGTTTAATTAGGTTGGCAATACGAATTTCGTATTCCTCTCCTATTTTAACACAATTATTGACTCGTGTCTTGCCTTTCATCTTGGTTCCGGACTTTTTATATCCTTTCCGACATTTTGGATCCAGCCTTTGGTCTTCTTTGCTCATAGTTGCACCAGTGCCAATTTGATCAAAGTTTTCACCAACTAGATCACCTGCACGAGCCGGGCGTTTTGTTTTGCCCTTTAGTTGTCCTGCTGTGCCTAATTTATTTTTAGCTGCGCCAGCAAATGCGCTTGTTGGTAACATTGTTTCTACCGGCGCCATCTTCTTAACTTTTTTAACAGGAGTTAACCCAGTTTGTACCGCTAACATTAATGCTTGTGCATCTTTGTCATTTAACGTTTTTGGTAACCCTTGACGGAATGCTTCAAAATTACTTTCAATTGCGGCAGCTCGCATCTTTGTTGCACTCATTCCTGAAGCGTTGTCTGAGTCTGGATCTCGATCACCTGCTGATGCTACACTGATAGTATTGTAGTTGTATTCTTGCCCGTTGTATTGTTGTAATAGTTTATCGAAACTTGCCGCACGGTCTGATCCGGCAACCATAACAAGGTCTGAGTATTTGCTGTTAAGATGCTTTGCAGCTTCAATTGGGGTGCGGACTTGTTCATTGCATGCTACAAAGTTAGTTCCAGGAAACATTAATTTTAAATAATGCATCTTTTGTTCTATACTTAATGGATTGGCTTTATGATCCTGTGTCTTTGAAACATAGATTACATAATCTGCGTGTTGTTGAGCAGCCGCATTTTTTACAGCATTAATTAAAACTTCGTGTCCGATAGTAGGTGGATTAAAACGACCAAATGCAAATACTATCTTGCGTAGTGCGGGTTTAACTAATTCGTTAAGTAATCGACTTCTACTTTCACCAAATGTTTGTGCAACTTTAGCACGAGCGGCTTCTTTGCCTGCCCCTTTAGCTGTGCCAACTTCTCCGCTCTTAACGCTGATCATACTGCTGAATACTCCTTGCATACGATTATTGCTACGTGGATTTTTAATTGTTTGTTTGCTTTGTGCAAGTAGAGTATCAAAATCATTGGTCAAGTCATATTGATATAACAATGTTTGTAGGTCACTCCACTTTTGACTATGCCAAAGTATTTCTCTATCTGTTTGTTTAAATGTGCCTGGTTCGTAAGTAACCTTACGCAACTGTAGCTCAGTGCTTGATAGGTTAAACTCGAATTCTTGATTTGGTTGAACATTGTTTGGAACATGAACATTTAATTTTTTAAACAGTAATTTTGGATCAGTTTCGATTGCGGCAATTTTAACAAGTCCTAATACAAGACCTTGCTTCTCAGCGGGCATGTCTAGAAACTCTTGTTTAAATCCTGCTTCGATATGATCCAATGCAATGATGTTATCGATCTGTGCCGAATACCCTAGGGCATGATCATGATAGCGAACAGTTACAATCTCACCAGAGTTATAACTACGACGGCCAGCATGCTTCTCAGAAGTAAATGCTGTGATAACAGTGTCTGGCATTTTTTCAAAGAAATGCACAAGATCTTGTTTAACTTCTTTTTTATTCTTGCTAGACTTGATATGCGTAATAAGATCGATGTCACCAAAATCATTCTTTTCTAAATTTGAATTGTAGCTGCCAGATGGCTGTATGCTAACAAAGCCTGGAAACTTTGAAATGATATTTTTATAAGATGCTAGGAAACTTTGATAGTCCTGGCGACTCTTTACTCGATCAGCACCTGCTACTCCGCTCATTCTCTTGTCCTTAGTGCCGAAGTATCTGGTAGGAACTTACCTGTAAGCCCCAAACTGTCCTTACGTTTGCGCCACTCGTCTTGCATGTCATCTGGAATGTCTGCACGAGTTGAGTCTAATATTTTAAAGTAAATGTTTAGCAGAGTAATATAATCTGCTGGCTGCATTTTTGCTTTTAGTAATGCGTGTAGTTTGTAATAATCTTCAGCATCGGATGGTTTAATATTAAAACCCAAACGCTTGCTTAAAACTGCTAATGCTTGCGCAGGATCGCGGGCAATAACTTCGCCAGAGTCTTTATCTTTAACACCACCGATATGACTAAACGATAAGCCAGCTACTTGGAATGCTGATAGCATTAGCTGTGTGCGATGCAGACCTTTAACATTTGAATGTTCTGGGTAAGCGGCTGAGTGATAGCTAAACTTTAACCAGTTTAGATCTCCAACCATCCAATCAATTTGCACACCACTACCTACTGGATTGCCTTGCTCGTCTAACTGTGAAAACAATCCAAAGATGTTACCATCTGTTACTTTCTTTTCATCACAGAATAGTGTAGGTGCATGTGCGTTGATATAACGTGTAAGCAATTTTAAAAATGCTTTCATGCGTAGTTGTTCTGGACTGCTTGTTCTTGCTCTTGCTTTAAGTGCTTCAAACTCTTGTGCCACTGCGGCAGGATCTAATCCCCAGGCGGCAATACTTTGGTCACTCATTTCTTTATCTAATAAGTCAGTAGCACTAACTCCTAAGTCGATGTCGCCGCTTACTGCTTTCTTACCTACTGAACCTAATGGTACAAAATTCTTTTCACTGAAGATTGCCGCCTTCTTAGGAAATACACTTTTCAATTCTGAAAAGTATGCGGCTAGGGTTGGTTGAATGTGTTCTCTTTTAATAGAGGTCGTTTTACCTGCAAATACGTTTCCGCCTTCACTCACTGGTTTTGCCTTTAAAAATTCTGGATACAGTTTATTAAATTCACGCATGATAATACCTGCGTGGACGTTTGCTTCATTTTCTTCTGGGCTACCTGTTGCACTATCAATATCAACATGGTTGCGATCTTGTTTGGCATGAACTAGCTCGTGTGCTAGGGTGCGTAATGTATCAACTGGTTGACGATTAGCAATAGCAAGTTCTAATGAATATGTTTCATTATTGAAACGTCCCATGGTAGGCTGATCGCCATGCGATAGAGTTTTCTTTAAAATAATAGTTGGCATTTTATCCAACTTAAGAATCTTTTTAGCAACCGGCAAGAATACTTTTAGGATTTCTTTAAAATCAGGCTCTGCTTCTTGAGGTTTAAAAAGTTCTGACAATAACATCTTAGTGTCCTAACTTGTATTCGTCTTTGATAATGTCTTTATGATGATGATCTGCTAATCGTTTGCATAGGTCGATGCGGAATTCTTTGTGGAATGTATCTGCAGGATGTCTGTCAACTTCGTGTTCTTTGAAAAACTCCATACAGCCTTCTTTAACCATAGGCATCCACATTTTCCAGTCATGTGTATCTTCATCACTATTTTCTTTATGGGATTTTTTGATCTCTTTGGCTAACGGCATAAAGTATTTTTTATGTAGATCGTTATGATCTAAAATATACCAAAATACTTGATCTGCAAGTTCTTGTTCTTGTTCTTTTCCAAGAGATTCTGGATCTCTTTCATTAGCCTCGTTAGGGTTATGATTAATGTTGCCAAAAAATTCGTATAGTTTCATGAGTCTACTTGTCCAAAGTAATATTACCCTATATTTAGTGTATTTTGATATAGGCTAATGATTAAAAATTATACTTAATTGCTTGTAAAGTGCCTCTGCAGATGTCTAAACGCACCCGAACCCACGCATAATCACCAGTAAACTCTTTTAAATCTGTTTGTATTGGTTTACTAACAGAACCACTAAACCCACCGCTAATGCCCGCTCCGCCAGTTGTTTCCAACCCAGTGTATGTTTGTTTAGTAAGTTGAAGATCCATCCAGTCGCCTTCTCCAGGATTTGGAGTTTGACTCACTTGCACCGTGCATGTACCTATAAAAGACCCCTCAATAGTGTATGCTACAGCGTGTGTTCTGTATCCTAACCCGTAATACCCAGCACCTTCTACTCGATTACTGACTAATGTAAGAGATGGGTCTGGCTTCCGCCCGTTCACCATTTGCGGCATTGTAATGCTGGGTTGGGTAGTATGCGTATTCGCAGTGCTCCACGGATTGTAAAATTCAAAGGTCTTACTTAAGAATGGCATAATTTGTTCCTAGATGCTGTATTTAAGCATCTTGCAGGACAAATTCTTGTACCTTTTTTAGATTATTACCTAAAAACATACCCACCATAGTTAATTGCTTTGGATTATCAACATAAACAAATGGATCTTGTAGGTAAGAGTAATCTCCACGCATCCACTTAATTGTACCTTTAGATGGTTTAATTGTATCTTTGTAATTTTTTAACCAATCCATAAACTTTAATCGTTGATGTGCTGGCATATTATATCGCAAAAATACCTTATGTGTGTATCGGTTATACGGCAATTGTTTACACAAGTGCTGTGCCGGTTTAGAACTTAGTTTAACCAAATCTTCAGCGGTAGCTGGCTCTGTTACACTATGAATCCATTTTTTAAACTGCTTTTTTACGACCTTATATGTTTCTAAATCAGCACAATACAAATTCATTGTTCCCCATTCTGCTCTAGTTTTAACTCCTAATGCCTTACATTCTTTAAGAACTTCGGCAAATTTGTATAGATTTATTTTTTCAGTATCGGTAAATTTTTCCCAATGATTAATAATAAGCTCGTTGCGACACCAGGCCATAGTTTTATCGACGCCCCAGAAGTTCATTCTAGAGGCGCCGCTAATTATAGTTTCTACACGGTAGGGATACTTACCGTAAAACAGTTTATTAGTCTGATGAACTTTCATCGTTTTCGATTTCTTCGACCTTTGCTTTGCTTGTGGATAATACTTCAATAAAGTTAAAGGTGAAAGTATCGTTTTCTGCGTCAATCTCAACTATGCCTCCGTTGACTAATTTTCCAAATAGGATTTCACGGCTTAATGGTTTCTTGATATGTTCATCAATAGCACGACTTAATGGACGAGCTCCCATCTTCTTATTAAACCCTTTCTTAATTAACAACTCAACTGCTTCTGCTGTAGGTTTAACATGAACATTCTTTTCTTTGATCTGTGCATTAAGTTCGTCAATAAACTTCTTAACAATCTTGATCATAGTAGTTTGTTCTAACTTACCAAACTGGATAATGCCATCTAATCGATTGCGGAACTCTGGGTTGAAGTATGTGTTGATAGCACCTGTTGCATCTCCATCACGCTCTAAACTACCAAAGCCCACACCGTTCTTTTCATTATCGGCCGCACCTAAGTTACTGGTCATGATCAATATACAGTTGCGACCGTCTGCTTTCTTACCATTGCTTCCGGTAACAACACCGTTATCCATTAAGCCTAGCAATACATTGCTTACGCTTGGATGGGCTTTTTCAATCTCATCTAACAATAAGATGCAGTTTGGATGTTCTTGTAGTTTAGTAACAAGTTGTCCAGCATTATCTTCAAAGCCTACATATCCCGGAGGCGCACCAATAAACTTAGCTACAGAATGTGCTTCTTGAAACTCACTCATATCAAAACGCACTAGTTGAACACCCATAGACTCAGCTAAGACCTTTGCGGTCTCTGTCTTACCACATCCGGTCGGTCCAGTAAACAAGAAGTTACCTACAGGCTTGTTTAATGATTTCAATCCGGCCTGCGAGATATAAATCTTATCTAATAGAATATCGATTGCTTTATCTTGTCCAAATACCTTACCATGCATATTCTTGTCAAGATTCTTAAGATTACTATTTTCTTTGGCCGCAACTTGTTCTACTGGCAAGTTTGCTTGTTTAGCAACTTCAAACATAATCTCGTCGTGATCTACAGTGCCACCTACTTCGTCACGAACTTTAAATCTAGCACATGCACAGTCGATAATATCAATTGCTTTATCTGGCAAGTGCTTGTCAGTAAGATACTTAACTGAGTATTTGACAGAATCAATAATGGCTTGATTAGTAATCTTAACACCGTGGTGTTTTTCGTAATACTTCTTCAAACCTTTAATGATCTTAACCGCCATTGCTTCTGTTGGTTCGTCAATAACCACACGTTGGAAACGGCGCATTAACGCACGATCCTTTTCAAAGTGCTTACGATATTCTTCCCAAGTAGTTGAAGCAATAACTTTCAACGTACCTTTGGTAAGAGCAGGTTTAAGCATATTGCTCATATCGTTTGAACTGCCACCTACAGCACCAGCACCACTCATCATGTGTGCTTCGTCAATAAAGATAATGCTGTTCTTTTTCTTCTCTAAAGCGTTTAACACCATCTTTAAACGTTCTTCAAAATCTCCACGATACTTGCTTCCTGCAATCATAGCAGAGATATCTAAGTTATAAATTGTGTGATCTTTAAGATACTTAGGAACATTACCTTCTACAATCTTACGGGCAAGGCCTTCTGCAATCGCAGTCTTACCTACACCTGGTTCGCCTACCATCATTACATTAGACTTTGTGCGACGAGCCAAAACTAATAGAATATCATCAATCTCTTTTTCACGACCGATAACTGGGTCAATTTTCTTTTGTTTAACTTTATTGTTTAGATTGGTACAGAACTGCACAATTACTTTTTCAAGCTGTGCAGAACCCGCATCTTCAGTAACATTCTCTGCATCAACAATCGAATGTTGATTTGCAAAGTCTAAGAATGCATCTTTGTCAATTTTAGCTTGACGCATAAAATGTGCGGCATGACTTTTCTTTTCTGAAAACAAACTAATAAAACAATCCCTAGGTTCAATAGTTGATCGCCCAGCAAACAATACTTGTGTAAACGCACGGTTAAGCATACGTTCCATGCTTTGTGTTTTACGTGGACGAGCATCTAACTCATCAACCACAATGTCTTGTAAATCGTCTGCAATAAACTGCTCAAGATTTTCTTTAAGTGATTTTAAATCGGCACCGAAATCTCCTAGCACCTGTTCAAATTTTGTATCAATGATCAGACTATATAAAAAATGCTCGAGTGTAATATACTCGTGCTTATTTTTAATAGCAAGTTTGACCGCTCTTTCAAATATTGCTTCTAGATCTGAATTTGGTTCTAACATCTTATTTCCTTTTAGATTTTTTAACACCCATAGCCCATTTTATTGAGCTAACTCTGTCTTGAAAAACAACTCCTTCCAAATGATCCAATTCATGCAAAAAACACTTGCACTCATAACCACGGAATTCGCCCTCCATTGCTTCACCTTTTGAATTCTGCCAACGAGCTTTAATTGCTGTTGGACGCTTTATATTAACATAAATTCCGGGAAAACTCAAGCACCCTTCTTCTAAGTCTTCAATAACATCTGTATTAGATACTACTTCTGGATTAAAAAATGCCATTCCGTGTTCTGGACGATCTCTGTGTCCCATAGTAAACACACGAGCTTGAATACCGACCTGATTGGCGGCTAGCCCAATACCGTCATAACGATACATAGTTTCTAGCATGTCTTTTTCTAATTGGACAGGATCTATACTTGGATTCTGGAAATCAAATTCTGGAATCTTTTCACGGAGGATTGTGTTGGGAAATTTTATAATGTTCATGTTATATTTAATTTACGTAAATTATCTTTCTGCTCATCTGAGAGCGTAGGAGTTACTATTTTAACTTTAACAATTAATCGCCCTCTGCGACTAGGGTCATTAAAATTAGGCATGCCATACCCACTAAGGCCGATCATAGATTCGTTTTGAATGCCGCCTGGAATATTAGTTTCCAATTGTTTGTCGTCAATACTAGTAAGTGTAACTGTGGTGCCTAACATTGCATCAATGCTACTAATAGTAACTTCTTGAAATAAGTCATCACCTTGACGCACAAATTTAGGATGATCCATAATATGTACATTTAACAGTATATCCCCTCGAGGTAATTCTTTAACGGAATCATCACCCATTCCGGATAAACGTAGTGTTGTTCCTTCGTGTATTCCACGAGGAATTTTAATGTTAACAGTCTGTTCTTTACCGCTGGGTAAATTTATATTAGCAATAAGCTCTTTGCCCCAAAACGCATCTTCTAAACTTACACTAGTTTGTAGTTGAACATTGCGATTGGTTGCTTGTCTGCGTTGTTGACGGAATCCAAATATATCACCAAATGGATGACCTTGCCCGAACATTTGTTCAAAGCCGCCAGGCCCATTAAAATCAAAATGGAAGCCTTGTGGCTGTGGGTTATCGTATTGGGCACGTTTTTCTGGATCGCTTAGAATAGCGTAGGCTGCCTGAAGCTCTTGAAACTTATTTTTATCGCCACCCTTGTCTGGATGATGTTGGCTGGCCAGTTTGCGATATGCTCGTTTGATATCGTCATCTGTTGCAGATTTTGGGACACCTAAGGTATTGTAATAGTCGCTCATAGTAATATATTAATTATACTACCTTTGTTAAATTATGTCAACTATTTGGGAGAGTCGATGCCTTGATTCATAGCAGTGATCTTTTCTTGTCCACGGCTCCAAGCCGCAACACCTAATACTGCGCCCATAGCCGCATGGAACAGTCCACCACCTTTAAGAGTTAGTGGTTCCCACTCTACACCGATAACTCCTTGGTGATCGTATGCTTGAATAGCGGTCCATAGGATCGGAAAAATAATAAAATCAAAAATACATACAGCCATATACATCCACCCCATCATTGGGCGCCACCTTGCTGACAACCAGTCGTTACTTGGTGCTGATGTCGAAGATTCTATTGCCATTATTTCGCTCCGTCAAATATTTTCTTTTGGTCTACATACCATTGTTGCCAACCTTTTAACTGCGTAGCAACTTCATTGTATGTTCCATAATTTTCTACTACTGTGTCGAATATTACACTTGCGCTAGCACCTGCGGGAATTTCTTTAAGTGCAGGCGGTGGTGTTTGTAGTGTGTCGCTAGCCTTTGGAAAGTTTTGGGTAACTGGAACAGTCATACATCCAACTAGCCCAAATACGCAAAGAGCAATTAATAAACGTTTCATTTTTTAATTTCCTTACGATTCTTGGCAGCATCATTTAATATATCAATAACTCCTTGATTAACAGTGCATTGTTTGTCTAGTTGACCAGCAAGTTCTTGTAGTCGCTTTTTATTAGTTTCGGTAATATCTTTAATGCGAGCTTGTTCTTTAAGAATCTGCTCTGCTAATTTTGTATTAGCTTCTGCTGCCGCTGTTTCTGAACGGCTAATCTTTAACTGCATTTCAGCAATGCGAACCTTGTATTCAGCATCTTTAGCAATGCCGCCTTCATACCATACAGCAACAACAGTTAGAATAATACCAGCAACTTGGATAGGAAGTTTATATTGTGAAACAAATGGAATAAATGATAATACAAAACTAGCGCCAATCGCAATAACACCCACCAATAACATTAGATGGAAAACGAAATCAGGAAGCCAATTTAATAACCACATTACCAAATACTCTTTTGTAGAATAACAGCCTTGTCACCATTACGGATTAAGAAATGACCTTCTATTTTATTAATATCGTAATTGCCCAAATACTTGTTTAAAAATAATACCTGGCCTCTGCTAGATTCGTCAAGCTGAAGTGCGCCTCTGAGTGCGTTCTTTAATGTATTGTATTCGCCTATGGCGATGAATTTTGCAGTTAGTGGGCCAGCATAAGATTTAGTAAAAGTAATATTTTTACTTTCGTCCATTTCCACTGAATCGATAGCACCTTGATCAAAGAAGTCTGTAACTTCACCTGCGTCGGCCCCTTCAATACTATTGCGATATTCTTCTGGACTTAGCGGAACACATTCTTCAATATTTTCTGTAGTGAAGTCATATCCTTTGATATCTTTGTACCAACGGAATCTCCAATCAGTTCGATCACATAATTGGCTAAGTCCGTTTAATAAATCTTTAATTTGTTCCGGTGCCTTGGTAGTTCTTTCAAGTTCGACAAATATACTATATTGTCCATCTCTTTCTTCACCTGAGCTAACATCAGCATCTAGAACATAGTTGTAACCACGCTCAATAAATTCCATCAAATCAATTGCTGGTTCTTTGTCTACCGCACGGAATCGTAGAGTAATAATATCTTCATCATTGCCCATTTTACTTTGGAACTGATCAATGGTGAACAGATTGTCAATACAATCTTTTAAGTCTGCATGATGCAGACCTTCCGTTAGATTATTGTCCTTGGATGGGTGCTTGGTCTGGAACTGGTTCATTAGGCATTGCCTCCTGGGCTGCGGCATCAGGCGTCATGGCCTGGTTAGGGTTCATTTCAATATGATCACGGACATACTCGCTCTGTTGGCGTTTCTGACCTTGATAGATATCTTGCATTAATTTTTTAGGCATAGTGATTGATACAACCCAAATAGGATGTGCATCTACTTTACCTTTCTTTGTGCCAGGACGGAAGTCACTTGGCTTATAAACTTTACGAGGAACCATTAGGTCTTCTTTCTGATAGGTTACTTTACAACCGTAATCTAACAAACGACTTGCCCCAACTGGGTCAGGCATGTCTTCAAATGGCCACATGAACTTGCAAGTAACTGCATGTCTATGCACTTCCGGTCCATCAACTAACTCGCCGTCTTGCCAATTCTTAAACACATACAAATCTAGGTCGTCAATTACACGCTCAAAATCCTTAAGGATTTTAAACGCACTATCGTTAGTTGTTAGCGTTTCTATGGTTTTGATTACGTCTACAATATCATGCATAAAGGTTCTCTTTGATACAATATTTATGCGATTCAAAATAACGGCATTTGAAATGGTTTTTTGAAATACCTGATAACTATATTATGCAGGTCTCCCAACTAATGGAGGTTCGATTTGTCAAGAAATAGCACAAAAAGACGTAGTCCGCCGCAAGGATCGCGTCAAAACGACAATCAAAACTTAATTGAAATAAACACTTATTTCAAGAAACAATCGCAAGTCCACATAGTTCCACGCAATACATCGCAGGAACGCTACCTAGAACTACTAAAAAACCCTAAAAAGTTCATCGTTTTCGCCATCGGCCCAGCCGGAACAGGCAAGACTATGCTTGGAGTTCAAATGGCCATCAAACAGTTAAAAGAGGGGGTGGTTGATAAGATCGTAGTAACCCGGCCAGCAGTAAGCGTGGATGAAGAGCATGGCTTTTTGCCAGGTACATTGAATCAAAAAATGGAACCCTGGACTAAGCCAATTATGGATGTATTCCAAGAATACTACCATACGAAACAAATAGCAGAAATGCTAGAAGAAGGTATTATTGAGATTTCCCCGCTGGCATATATGCGCGGTCGTACGTTCAAGAACGCTTTTATCGTTGCTGATGAAATGCAGAACGCAACACCTAGCCAGATGAAGATGCTGCTCACACGCTTAGGCGAAGGTAGCAGAATGGTAGTTACTGGGGATTTAAATCAAGCAGATCGTCCGAAAGAAAACGGATTGCTAGAATTTTGCAGTTTATACGGCCAAGGAGGTGACTATCGTATGATTGCTATGGCGAGGTTTGAAACAAAGGACATCGAGCGACATCCAGTGGTAAAAGAAGTTCTATCCATCTACAAGGAAACCGATAGCGAATAAAACACTAACAAAATTCAACAGAAACCGCATACATACGACCTGCAAAATCGTGTATGCGGTTTTTTATTACTGAAGTCTAGAAAGCTTCACAAGAACAGCCGCTAGGTTAATTTCACCGTCAGCAATCAATCCATGATCCACAAGACCCTGTTTAATAATCAATAACGCTGAATCCATAGTTTCGTCATCTTTACCAAACAAATTTAAGTTGTCATACATCCAACGATAGATATCACCCATCTCTTCAGGGCGAGCAGCGCCGCACAATAACTTGCGAGCTTGCTGAATCTTGCCTTGCTTGAATAGTTCGACCATTTGGATCTTATAATCAGCTACTCCGGCATCACTTTCGTTAGCACCTAGCAACTGACCATCTTGTGTGTTTTGTTGAACAAAGTTAATACATTTTCGTAAATCTGGATAAGTCACTTTAACATAGGTATCTAATGTATCTAAGTCAAACTCAATATTTTCTGTAACAAGAATAGTTGCAACACGAGCAGTAAACTCAGTTTGATCAATACTGCTAAAATGCATCTGTTGACAACGACTATGAATAGCATCCATAATTCGTTGCGGTTGATTGCAAGTTAGAATGAATCGAGCAGTCTTGCTGTATTCTTCCATAACACCACGAAGTGCTGCCTGGGCATTTGGACTTAGATAGTCTGCCTCATCAAGTAGCACACACTTAAAAGGACCAAATGGCATCATCTGCACAAAGTTGGTAATCTTATCGCGAACATCGTCTACTGAGTTAGTGCGTGATGCATTGATCTCTAGGATGTCATATTCTTCTACGCCAATTTCGTGTAGCAACAATTTAGCAAGAGTAGTTTTGCCAATACCTGGACTGCCGCTTAACATTAGATGCGGAATGCTTTTATCTTTGATCCAAGTTATAATTTGTTTCTTTTGATTTGCATCACGAAATACATATCCATCTACTGTATTAGGACGATATTGTTCTACCCATAATTCGTTCATTTGTTATCTTCTTTTTTAGGTTCGGTTGCTTGTAATGTTTCATCTGCTACCAGCTTTGAAATTTCATTGATTGCTTTTTCTTCATTATATGCATCTAATGCTTCCTCACCGGTACCTATCATTTTCCGCATGTATAGTGGAACATATTTTCCAAAGATAGCTTCATAATTAGCATCCACTACTTCTTTTGGAACTTTGGTCGGACGTCGACGATCACCTTTACCTGCCATTATACTAATTCCTCTGCAATGCCTAAAATTTCCGCGGCAATTAATAATCCGCCTGCAATAGCAATAGCACTCGGTGCACTATGGATAATTAATGCAACACCTGCGGCAATTCGTAATAAACTTTTGACAAAGCTAATGTTACGATGTAATAATGGATCTGGAATTTTTGATAAGTCTTTCATTGTTATTCACCTTTTAATATTTTATTTTGTTCTGCTTGAACTACACGCTTGCGTAAACTGCTTGAGCTAAACGAATGATCTCTACCGTTGAATATTAGTTCAATATTTCTAGCATAACATTCATGCCGTCCTGTAAACTCTTTATCTTCATACTCTACACCTAATATCCTAACATCAATTGGAAGGATTAGCAATAGGTCAACTAGGTCCTGCTCAGTGTTGTAAACTACAATCTCGTCAACATACCGTGTAGCGGCTAATTGAATTTGTCGTTCTACAATACTTTGAATAGGTTCATTCTTTTCAGGACGATCCCATTGAGCATTATTCTGTAGGCCAGCAATTAAGTAATCGCAATGATTCTTTGCTTCGGACAACATAGCAATATGCCCTGCGTGAAGCATATCGAATTGACTGAATGTAATGCCGATCTTAAGACCTTTAGCTTTGAGTTCTTTAATGTGATTGAATATCATACACTGATTATACAGGGAAGGACAGGGCCGTGTCAAGCCCTGTTTTTAAATTATTGAATAAACGGCTTTAAATCTGGAGCAGTCCAACCTGTTGGTTTTAAAACTTTACCATCTTCACGCTTACGAACTTTACCTGTGTCTTTATCAATCTTGGCAAAGTTGGTACGCATAACTTCTTTCCACGCACCTTCTGCATCAAACCCGCCACTATGAATAGCACCGATAGTAACAACCAGAATATCAACAAGTGCATCCAACTGTTCTACACGATCTTCTTCACGTAACGCTGCTGATAATTCTTTGCTTTCTTCATCAATAAGGCCAATATACATTGCATATTGATCTCTGTTACGATCGCCTGTTGTTTGATCACAAGCCTTCATAAATGTTTCTTGGTCACGAAATGGGTTCATATTATCCTGGAATGTTAAAATTGAAATTACTACCACCAGTTGCGGCAACTCCACGCTGAATAGAATTTTTAGGTTTTTCATCAGCTAACAATAACATAGCGTTAAGATCAGCCATATAGATTTTGGCAATAGTGCCATCATCGTTTTCATATTCCATTTCGCGTGTCCAACGAGCATGTTCCATTAGGATCCACTCGCCAATTTTAACATCTTGTTGGTTTGGCCCAATTGCCCAAACACGACCCCAGCGAGGTTTAATACCTTCACCTCTACCGTTGTCGCTTTTTAGGATAAGCCCTGCGGCAGTTACTTCATCGCCGAATTCTATGTCTGTGACAAAAACTTTATCACGCAACGGTTCTAACTTGCCTTTAATTATCATTCTTAATCTTTCTTAGGATTTTGTTGATTGTAATGATCGTTTACAATATCTTCACGTTTACGAACTACTACACCACCTGGGCCTAGTTCGTCGCCACGGGCGTTCATACGAACATTACCAACTGCTGGCATTGTTTCATTACGTGCGGCAAGTGATTCCATATCAACTGCTTTACCTTGCATACTGCGATATATTTTTCTTTCGGACATTTATGTCTCCTTATTTTAAAAACTCATGTATGTCTAAATCATACTTTATGCTATCTACTTTATGGATTCCAATTAAGTACAATACATAACTTGCTACACTTGAACCACGTCCTACACCCCATACAATGTTATTTTCACGCATGGTGTCTACTAAGTATTTAATGTACTTCAGCAGTGGGATCATGTTATGTTGGGCAAATAACTTTAATTCTTCAGTTACTCGCTCTTTTTCTGTTACTGTACGGCATTCACAGTATAACCAATCTACAATATCATATAACCTATACTTTTCAGGCATAAACCACTGTGCTTGATTAGCTTTATCAAACTCTTGTTTGCTGGCTACGGGCTCTGCACAAATTTGTACAAAACCAGTGTTATCGTAATTTTTCTTTACACTTTCATTGAAAATCGTACAAATTGCTGGATTGTCTAAGAAAATTGTTCCAAGGTCTGTGATTTTACCAGAATACAGAGCATCAAATACTTCTTGAGCATTTAATATAACTTGTCCGTATTCCGTGATTTTCATACCCTTATTATAACAGGTATTGTGAGTAAGATCAACCTACGTTGATGAGTCCGTCTAGACCTTTGTCTTGGCGTTGCATTAGCTTTTTGGTTGCTTCAGACTGTCTGCGTAGAACTTCTTCTCTTAATGAATTCAGAATCATCACAATTTGATTAGCTAATGCGCCATTGCCTGATCTAAGAGCAATACTATATTTTTTATTAAGGTCACCAATTTTTGCATCTAACTCAGTATCCTTTAGATGAGAAAAATCGTCTAGTAGTGGATTAAACATTTTACCAGCTTCCGCTTACTGTAGCAACTTTTGCCCAAATATTTGTAGTGGTGTTTACATAATTTGCATAACAAACATATACAGTTGAACTCGTGGCATAAATCTGCCCATCTAAGTCACCTTCTTTACCAACAGAGCTGGCTGGCTCCGATAGCGCATGGGTAACTAATGCTGTTTGGATAACTTGCACATCAGAGATCTCAGCAGCCGCAGTTTCTAAGCTATTTTTAATAGCAATAAAGTTATCGCGGAATCCTTGTGTATCGTTATCCTGTCCAGGAACTGGAAAAGTTGTATCAATATTTGTGCTGTAGTTTGTTAAAGTTGAGGCCATATGTGTTTACCGTTGTAGTTGTATATTTATGTGCTAATATTATAGGGCTGCAATAGCTGATTGGAAAGCACCCCAACTGCCGGCCGCAGCAACTATGGATTTTAATGTTGTTAACGATATTACATCAAGATCAAGCACAACACCACCTAACGTTGATGTAGTAGCTGGTAGTAAATCCCACCAAATTGATGGAGGTGTTATTCCATCATTGGGCCAACTTTCTGCATATTGTGTTCCAGTACCATTTAAGAAGTTAATGTTGGTACTAATAGTTCCATCTGCTTGAACAGCAATAGAGCCGCCTGCATAAACTTTAACTCCGCCCTTAACTAAAGTGCTTGCTGTAGGTAGAGTATATGCTTGAACAGATATAGTTCCAGTAGCTGATACTAAAATACCACTACCAATTCTAACAATACCGTTGGTTGTTGTAGATGCTACCGGCAATGATGAAGCAGTAGTTACATTAAGTGTTCCGTCGATGGCAACAAATACTCCCTGTCCTACTTTAATTCCGCCCAAAGTTGATGTAGTTGCTGGAACTAATACAGTTGCGGTGCTTCCGCTAATAACTCCGTTTATGTCAACGCTTAATCCTGTCCCGATAATAATTCCACCGAGTGTTGTAGTAGTTGCAGGTTCTAACAGGGCAATGCTTATTGTTCCAGATTGATCAACTAATATACCTTCGCCAATAATAACACCGCCTATTGTTGCGGATGTTGCCGGCACTAGAGTAGTTGCTCCGGTAGTTGTGTTTATGGCCAACCCATCGCCTAATGTTATTAGCGATTGGCTCGGATCAGTCTGTAACGCAGTAATTTCAGTTTTTGCATTATCGAGCGCAACTTTAATAGCACTAAAATTTTCTCTAAATCCAGCACTAGGGTTATCTTGCCCTTGTTTGGGGAATGTTGCATCTATATTAACTGTATCAATTTGGCTCATAATTTGTATCTACCTTTGGATTTACATATTTATTGTTAGGGTGTTGGGTAATATAACCAACCATTTTGATCTGATTCTTTTGGTGTTTCGACAATAATTCTATCTGTATCAAAATCGAACTGTTTAAAATCAAATCCACTATCTCTAATTCTAGATAATACTTTGGCTGTATTACCGGGTAACACATAACAAATAGGAACTGCTTTAATAAATCCTAGTGGCACTCCTGTATCTGATTGTAATGTGGTCATATATCTTGGTTGCAATCTATCATCAACTGCTATTGTTGCAGAATCGATCTGTATAGCTTCTAACTGAGTCTGCATATTAGCCAATGAAACTGCATTTGCTGGACTGTAACTATTGGACATTTGATTATCAATGATGTCTACATAAATTAATTCATAAACAATATTTCCATTAGAATCTTCTGCCGCTACACTCTTTATATCTCCAAAGTAGAATCGTTTTCTATGGAAATATTGTTGCATTGCACCTACGTAAGAATTAATGTCAATCTTTTCAAGGCCTGTTTCAATAACCATTTTGATTTGTGGCTGAACTCCGAACTCTGGATCGTTTGGTCTGTATAGTAATGTAGAATCGAATGTTACTGAGTTACTCATAAAATCTCGATATGCAACTCTGCTTGCTGGAGCCAAAAATGGTTTAACATATACTCGTGTATATTCAGTAAGTGATGTTTCTTTGATAGTAATGTAGCATTCTTGATCAACTGCACTTAATTTGTAAACATCGCTTGCACGAACAGTAAAGTACCAATTCTCATCGATAGTAGTTGACCCGCCGTCAATAGTAAATGCATGAAATACATTTGTGGCAGTAAAGTCAAAATAAGTTTGACTCCTATAATCGACTCTGCCTTCAATCGTTCCGTCAGTGTTGAGTGTTAATCCTTTTGGTAAGACACCGCCTACAAGTTCATACTGTATATTATAATCAGCATATACATTCTGTGCCAATACTGATAGCTCACTAAACTGTCCTGGAATTACAGTTCCTAACGAACCGGTAGTTATAAACTGAATGTAACTATCAATATCACCTTTAATTGTTAGAATAAAAATTTGAGGAGATACAACGGTACTTTGACTTTGCTGATCTGTTTTAATTATATTGATTGTAAATCTATAACTTTTACTATATGCAGGTTGATATGAAAGGCGTCCGCATAGCTGTCCAGTTTCACTGTCTAGGCTCATGCCGGGTGGGTGCTGGCTAGCAGTACCAAGATAAACAACTTGTGAATCTGGCAACTCTTGAACTAATGGGCGATCTAAATTAAGAATGCCACTAGTTGTACCTGTTGGAATAACTCCGAGGATTGTATATGTTGTTGAATCAAAATCTGGAATGTATTCGTCTAACCGTAGCTTCATACCTGCTACTGGAAATACTTTAGCATTTTTAAAATAAATTACAGAATCGCCTGCTAAATTTTTTGTTGGAAAACTGGCGGCATCGTATTGGCTATCAATAGCAATGCTTATTTCTGGATTGACTGTGGTTGACCAATCCCAAGTTAATGGACCTACAAATGGATACGGATCGTATTCATATAAAGAAATAATCTGATCGCGTCCGGATCTAATTGTTCCAAGATTGGCTGTTCGGGCCAGTAGTTGACCAAAATTGTTTTGCCATAACGGAGCAACAAGATAGCTTGCACTATCGTCGAGTAAGGTAGTATCTACGTGAACAGTAATATTGTCAGTTCGCAAACTATTAGGATCAACAATTGTCATGTTAAACAATTGGCGTGAGCTTGAGATACCGTCAGTGACTGTTATGTAAAATTGATAAGTTTTATTAATTGACTCTGGCTTAACCAGTTCAACAACGTTGACATTCATAATAGCATGATCATACGGATAGCGATCATACGATTCTTCATCATATCCGCCAGTAATGCTAACTGATGAATCTAATTTTAATTCATCGTTTACATACCCATTGATCCTACCACTTAACGATAAAGTTAGGCCAGGCGGCAGTTGTCCGTCACGATCGGCAATATAATATTTTAATGTATTACCTGATGCTAAAATATCAGTATCGGCACGGACGGTATAGTCAACATATTCTTTGTTAATAACATAATACGCACCATTTAACCCTGCTGGTAAAACTCCACCGGGGGTGGCCCAAGTAGGATTAGTTGGACCCGTAACATTTAAACTAAATGTTTGATCACTAACTCCGTCTGTATTCTTTGCTCTAATGACAAAATTCGATGTTACTGTAGTTGGCACAGAATACGGAGTTCCGGATATCAGCCCAGTTGACGTGCTTAGAAAAAGTCCCGACGGTAACACTCCTGTAATTAAGGAGTAACCAACATTAGTTCCTGTGGCCTGCACAGTTACGGATGTTGATATTCTTTCAGTTAGGGTTCCTAAGAACCCTGCTGATGTGATCCAGACTGGCGCAGTCATTAATTTCTTCCTATAGCTACTTCAATTACACCCCGAGTCAATGTATTCTTATTCTCGAGTGCCTTACCTATAATAGTTCCAACTTGTGGATTAGTAGCCTTACATGCATATCCAGGAGTAGAAGAAGTTGTTAATAAATCTCCTTTTGCTACAACACCAATAACTTTAACTGGAACCCGACCTTGCAATGCTATACATGCTCTAGTTCCTTCTTGACTTGCATTTAATGTGTATGATGGATTAGTTGTAACTGCTCCAGCAACCCTGCTATCGTTAACTTCATTAGTTGTAGTAACTTCAGCATTGCCACCGAATACTAAAACTGTACCTGGATCATACTCTGCATCAGCGGAATAAAACTCGGCTAAGTCAGCATATGTTGATTCAAAACTTGAACCATCAGCAAGTGACCAAACACCATGAACAGTTGCAGTGCTACCAGCACCACCAGCAAATAAATCTTGCACAGTAATACCAGCAAATGTTGGCGTTGTTGTTGTTCCAACATCTTGTCCAATACTTAATGTTGTATTCTGACCAGCAGTTACTCCTACCCCTGTACCAGCAGTAATGCTTAATATACCGGTACTAGCAATAGTAACTCCGGCAGTGCCGTTGTATGTTGATCCACTCAACCCAGTACCGATAGTTAAACCATATAAATTATTTCCAAGTTGAACACCTGATATAGTGCTTGTTGATAATTTGTTTACATTAATACCGGCGTTGTCATTGATGTGATAATCAGTAATAGGATTATTAACACCCTTGCCGCCTACAAGTTTATATGTTGCACTTGTGGTAGATCGAGTAATTGTAAAATCACTACCACCGCTATTTGCTAACTTGGTATTTGTAATTGTAGTTGTGTTATTAGCATCAACATAATTTCTAGTAGCCGCAGTTAGTGGATTATCAGTAGCAATTGGATCTCTAGATAGTTGTAGCAATCCAGTCATGATACCAAAGTCTGGTCTTGGTGTAGTACCATCAGTATCAAGTGCTGAGATACCGCGTCTTTCAATACGCTGATCTACGTAACCTTTATTGGCACCATCACCAGCGTGACCAGTTTGAGGATCTGCTAAGTTGATAATATGATGGCTAGCTAAATTCAAATCGGCCTTCATTGCCATCTTACCATTAACTGCTACAAATCCGCCACCACTCAATAAAGCACCTGCATATAGGTTACCATCGCGGTTTAAACCTAAGCGACGATTGATATAGTTAGCAGTAGCTTGTTCAGTAGGAACTTTGTAATCTGCTTCAGTCACCATGGTGTTATCAGTGGAAAACTCGCTTACAGGAGGTCCAAGGTCTTTCTTAAGTGATACTGAACTTAAATTACTCAAGTCGATCGGTGCGTTAATAGTTACAGAACCCTGTGCTTGATTAACTGTAAATGCTGTACCTACACGGAAGTTACCGTCTTGGTCAGTAGTTGCATAATAAACACGAGCTGCTCCCTTCTCATTAACTTCACGAATTTGTTGAGGTTTGTTTACAGGTGGTCCATACAGGTCATTTGGAATTCTAGTTGTAGCATATCCACCAGTACCAATATCAACAAAGTCATGACCGGTAACACGTAGTAATGATAATCTAGTAGTAACCTTACCTGAACTGTTGCCAGCAACACCGGCATACAAAGTTGTACCTTCGGTAATTGCGCGAGTTAGGGCTTGATCGAGATCAATCTCTGCCCAAGTCTGGCCAGTAACACTTATGGATCGATATGCAACAATATTAAGCAGCTGACCGTTAACCCCAAATTGATAATACTTAGGGGGAGATTGCGCAAGCCCTGCATCAATTCTCGATTGTGTAGGAAGTGATAGCGGAGTAACTTTAATAGTGCGAGATCCAACAACACCTGCAAGATTAATCGGAGTAGTAACTGCGGCACTAGCACCGTCTCCAGTAATAGTAATACCAGTTGATGTGCCAGTCCACCCTGTTCCTGGGTTATCAATAACAATACTTGTTACAGTACCGCTAGTAATAACAGCATGAGCAGTTGGAACAGTTCCGGTAAATGTTAAAACAGTGCCACTAGTAATCATTCCGGTAGTTGGAATGCTTAGGCCAATTTGAACAGTTGCACTATTAATATAGGTTAATGTAGTTCCTGTAGTTATAGCATTTCCGCTAACAGTCATTCCTACGGATAGATAAGAGATATTATCAATTTCAATAGTTTGCACACCAGCAAGTGCTGATCCCTGATCTCCAAATACATTATGAGTTTCGGATAATAGTATAGATGCACTAGATATTGATACAGTTGCGGTAGTATAACCAGTACCACCGTTAGTTAACTTAGGATAGGTTACGCCTTGTGCTATTGATTGGAAAGCAACATAGTTATAATCTTCTAAGGTATAAACAAACACAGCATTATCTGATTGAACGGTGCTGTAATTTGTAACGTGATAAATCTTTGTAGGATCATCATCCATTGTAAGAACGGTACTTGGTCTGCTTAATGTATCAGGATTGATACCATAAAACTTATGCAGTCCTTCTGCTCTACATGTAACTGCTGCTCCGTTTGCTACGGCCTCTAATAACCCCACTTGTGATGATGTTGACAAATTACCAGAGTTAAATGATAGCTGATACACATTAGGTATAACATTATTTTCTGCATCTAATGCTTGTACCGCTGCGCCGATGCTGTAAGTTCTAATAATACCATTGTGGTTGATTTCAATCTGACTGCTACCTAATGCGGGGAAGCCACCGTTTGATGGGTCAACTTCTACATAGATACTAGTTTGTCCTGCGATAGCAGGGAACAACGGATACGCTACATATGCTGTGGCAATCTGTGTTAATGGATACGATAGATTAACATTAATAGGAACTTCGTTAGGATCTGAACCTTCCGCAGTTAAACCGTATTCACCGTAACAACTTGAACCAGTAGTTGAACGAACTTGTGAGCCGTTTAACGCATAGTAACTTCTGTAACAGTAATATGTAAACATACTTACGTTTTCAGCAAAGCCACCGTTGGTTACAAAAATACCATAACCTAAGTCGTTAACCTGTGTAAAGTCGTTAGCCAACATAGAACGGTTACCAGCAGTGACTAACTCAAATCTATTTGGAACAATATCTACAAATCCTGCAATTGGAGTCGGGACATTAATTGTCGCATCACCAAAATACACTTTATAATTTGTGCCAGCAGTCCAGTTGTCGCCAGCATACACCATGCTGATTCCTGTAATCTTACCATTGCTATCTACAGAACTAACAGTAGCAGTTGCAGTAGTAATGCCAGTCGTGCCTTGTGGTTCAATGCTAATAGCACAACCTACAGCATATCCTGCTCCACCATACGCAATAGTAGCGGCAATAATATTACCGCTGCTAAGTTGTAGATTATTAATAACAGCGCCGCCAATAGCAATTGTAGGAGTGGCAATATAACCAGTTCCTGGAAAGTCAATTATAACATTTGTAATTCGTCCTAGACCATTTGATACCGCATGGCCTGTAGCAGTAATACCACCGACCCCATTAGGAGCATCTACTGTGATAGGAATATTTGTTTGGTTGGGTTTAAAGCCACCAACAGTATCAGTTACTGTTACAATATTACTTCCAGTAACAGCTAACCCACCCGGAGTTAACGGATTTAAGTTTAGTGTGGCTGCATAAGTTTGTGTACCATTTGGTAACACAGCATCTGGTACAAAATTACTTAAGAAGTCAACTTCGTATCGAATACCATTATGAACAAAGAATGACGGAACTTCTGGTCTACGAACTAGTCCATCAACTGGAATACGAAGTGGGCTTGCAAATGTATTAGTAGTTGGATAAATTTCTAAATTGCCGGTAAATCCGTCTACAAACATACCGCCACGGAATGCCTGTTTGGCAACGCTTTGACTAAATGATGAACAAGTTTGTGTGTATGGTGATTTGTTTTTAATTTGTCCGGCAGGATCTAATACCTTCATGAAGCCGCCGTGTCCCTGACAGCTGATATAACGAAGGATAGTTGCATCGTTCATTAAGAACATATCCATCTCTGTATTCAGTTTTGGAGGATTAAAATCTGCATCGAGATTAATAATTCGAGCCGCTGCTTGGATTAAGTCTGCTAAGATTACATCAGCACCCGGTTCGATCCCGGCGATAATTGCTTGGCCTAAAGTATTAATGTGTCTAATGCCATCTGCACACTGTCCAGTAGTTAGACTAGGAAATGTAGCAACACCTGCGGCTAGTCTCATAGTATTTCCGCTACCACCCATAGTTATATCAGTTATTAAACTGTCAACCATTGTGCCTGCATCGCGGAAGCATAAAGCAACATCAAAGGAATATAACGGGTATGTATCCTGAATGTATGTTACGACACCATTTTGAATATCTACTTTATTTTCAGCTAATGCTTTTGCAGTCTTTATAAATCCACCGGCATTAGTTTGCGTTGTTAAGACATTAATAATCTTACTAGGATCACGAAGATAGTGATATCCAAAATTAACTGGTTTGTAAATCTGCCAATCACCTGTAGCAATAGGATCGGTATTTGCCATGCCATTGTGGTCAACAGTAACAGTAAAGCTAGATCCATTACACGCAGTAATAACCCCCTGGCCGCCGTTACCAACAAACATATAATTTTTATAGCTCGAACTAATAGTGCCTGTGCTTAACGTAACAGAAATATCGCCGCTAGATCCATTTGGACTTGCAGTGGCTGTTGCAATAGTACCAGTAGTTGCATAGTTAAAACTAGTATCAAGTGGAGCAATTTGTAATCCGTCAATCTGTGTATCCCTACGGAAGTGGGTAGTTGCCCATGGACTGGTACTTACTCCGGTATCTGGACGAATAATTACACGGCGGAATTCGTCACCACGTATAGAAGTGTTAGCTGAAAGTTTAATCGGCAACTGTTCATAATACTCACCTGACTCAACAATAAATGAGATCTGCATTGAGCTAACATCAGTATTGTATTCAACAGTTTCGCCCGGAATAAAGTCACCGCTATATACATGCCATGTTCTGTTTGTAAAGACCAGTCCTTCTAACGCAGAATAATCTGAACCAAAGTCTACTAAGAATGCATCGGTATATATACCGAGTTCGTTAGCAACTGACTGGGTGGCAATAATTGTGCCGTCTGGGACAACAATAGTATCAGGAACGCTTGCAGTGTCAACATAAAATTTATATCCAACCCAAAAATCAGGAATCGGTACTATTTTAGGATTGCTAAATGTGAATAATACTTGATTAAGATTTCCATAATCAGGTATAGATGCAGTAACATCAGTAGCAAAGTGAACTGCATAGTCGACGTATTCTATTGTATATACTTCTTCACCAGCACCACCAGTGGCGATGCCTTCGATCAATCCAATAGCTTTACTGCTAATACCTTGAATATACTGTCCAGGATAGATTGTAAACTTACCTGTTTCAACTGACCCAAATTGATCAGACCCCAAAATACCGGCCTCTAACACTAATCGTGATAATCCGCTGCTGGCGTAGTTGTCAGTAACACTATTAACGGTACACGGAGTTCCGTTATCGTATGTAATCAACCTTGCGTAATCACCAACTTCGATCTTACTAGCATTAATTAATTCTTCGGCATACTGTGCTGCCTTATTAAGACTTGCAAATGCATACTGATAGAATCGGCCACGTTTGTATGCGGGAATTTCTGGCTGATAATCTCTGCCCTTGGATGTAACATATAGATTATTGGCGCTGTAATAGCCGTTGTTATCTACATAATGTTTGGTTGCAGCAATCAAACCGCCGTCTGAATCTAATGGATCTCTAGATAGATATAGTGGTCCAGTCATTTGACCAAAGCCTGGATTAATCTCGCCAGTTGCTGGATCAATTGTTTCTGTACCTTGTAAACTGATCTTGCTGTCTACATAATCCTTACGAGTTAGATGAGAAGGAATGCTTGCTTGTAATGATAAATCGATGGTACTGCTAGAACCTGTGGCAGTATATATTGAAATAGTTTTGCCATCGTTAAAGCTAAAATTAGTGCCAGTTGCTGGAATCAGTTGAACATTATGGCGGAGTGTGCTTCCTTCAATCGCTGTATTAACTACTGGAGGTTGACCACTTTCGGTAACATAGTTACCATCGCGATTTAAGAAATTATCGTATAACCAGCGACGTGTTACTAGATCTTGATCATGTGTAGGATTGGCAAAATTAATAGCACGATAGGTATTAACACCGCTTAAATCTCCACCTAAATATGGGTTAGAGTCAGTGTGCAATGCACTTGCGCTATTGCTAATAACCAACTGGGCATTTGGGTAATCGTAAGTAATACTAATACCAGTTCCAGTTGCTAAAGTAAGTTGAGTTAAAGTTAGACCAGTTGCATCAGTAGTAATAATTTTTCTACCACTAAGATGTCTAGGAGCATCAGCTAGATTAGTAAAGCGTAACCCATTGCCTAAACCGGCTACAGCATATAATTCTGTAAAGTTATCATTAGTTTTACTAAATGCATCGCGAATACTGTCACCAGTTCCGTCGTTTGATTGGTTTCCGATATTAATGGGTTTTCTACTCATGGCTTCTCCTGCGCAGTATTGCGTCGATGTATTTACCAAGATTTTTTATAACCCTAATGTAAATACAATATGTTCATTAAAACAGAAAAAGAATTGGTCATTCACACCAGACTAAGCAAGAAAGGCAAGTCACACGATTACAAAAGATATCGAACCGTTGCTTGTTTACGCTGTGATAACTGTGGGAAGTTGTTTACTAGACCCAAGGATAAAATTAGTCCTAAGCGGTTAAGTAATCAATATTTTCATGTATGTGATGAATGTGACATTAAGCGATTTGCTCAAAGAAAGGGTGCAGAACGCCGCACCATTTGGGAACGCCCAATAAACAGCTCAGATGATATTAGCAAAATCTAACCAATTAGTATCTGGTCTATTTCGTCTTTGATTTCGTTATTCTGAATAATACCTAACACTTGATTTCTGTGTGTAGTTATTAAGAATGCTTCTGCAGCCGCTTGAGTTATACCGCGAGTTTGTAGATAATACACACGGTCACGATCTAAGACATCAGTGCTAACACCACTGTTTACTCTCGACGAGTCGGTGTGGTTATATATTTCGGGGATACTATGGCATCGACCGCCCTTGCCAGTAATGAGATTAATATTTTCCACACCCACCTGTGAATACTCAGCATCTTTTCCAATGTTGACCATTGCTTGATATACCGTTTGGCTGTTGGTTCCTGCTTCTGTTGTAAAGAATTGATTACTAACGCTGTAGGGGCCAGCATGTTCAATCTTGATAATAATTTCACAATCACCACCTACAGTATTAATTGCATGGCCGTATGTGTTAAAATTGGCAGCATCATCTAGTGACAGCTGAATAATGTGCTTGTTTAACTTGCCGCCTTTAACAAACAATCCCATATTGAGATGAGCACCTTCTCGGACACGAATATCATAGATAACTACTTGCTCCAGCTTATCTCCAGCTTCATTAATGATAGCAAGATCTAACGTGGCATTTTCTCGAATATCAATGCGTATATGTTTTGCCACCATTTCACGCTCAGTAGGAGTTTGCCGCAGAACAATAGTATCTGTTTTTCCTTGGCCGAGCTCGATTAGGTTTGCATCAATAATTTTGAATTCTTTATCAAAATATTGTTCTGGCGTGAATGCCCAATCTGGATCACCTTTGGTTGCTTTAAGAAAACTCTGAATACCCATCTTCAATGATCCTTGTGTAAAGTTCTGTACCGCCTGATATTTTAATTTCGCCGCCAACCATAACATGAACATGCGTTGGATTTAAAATCTTTAATAATGTTTGATTGTGTGTAATAACTAAACAACTTTTTTTTGCGTGATCTAAAAAGTCTTTTAATATAATTCCGACTAATACTATTTCTCTTTCTGTTAGCCCCTCGTCGATTTCATCAAGGACTACTAATTCAGGATTTTTTAAAAGCATTAGCACTAGTTCGTTACGTTTTGACTGACTTAATGTTACCCCTCCAATGCTTGAAAATTGATCACCATGCGCCGCACTTAGATCTAATAATTCACAGCATGTGGTGTATTTAAGTTGCAAATCAGAAACTTCAATACCACTAAACATTTCTTTAGTTAATTCCCAATTGGTGATATTGTCAAACTCAGGTGGAACTTGAAACCCAACAAATATGTTAAGTTTGGCTATTTGGTCAGTGTCTAGGGATTTTAAATTCTTTCGCTTCCATATAATATCACCTTCTACCTGTTGGATGCTTGGGTGGTTGGAAATAGCGTGTGCAAGGGCTGATTTGCCGCTGAACTTTGGTCCCATAACGGCATGGATTTCTCCGGATTTAATTTGTAAATTAATGTCTCTGAGTAGCTCTTTTGATTCTGATACTGCCGTTAGATTTTTTATTTTAAGCATTTGATTAGTATACTATCTTTAGTGGGGTACTTCAACGGTTTATTGCTACTTTTTCTAATCTCCTTAATTGTGCAGTATAGGTATTTATCGGATTAAATACACAGTTACTTTTTAAAGGATTATTATCATGGAATTTATTATTTTTGCCGCAGTTATTGCTGTAGTTGCTTACTACGCATTTTTTCGTAAGAAAGCAGAAGTTGAAGTTGTAGCACCGTATAAAGTTGAAGCTAAGGAAGAAGTTGTCGAAGTTAAGGCAGTTGTTAAAAAACCCAAAGCTACAGTTAAGAAAGCTACTACTCGTAAGCCTAAAGCAAAGTAAGTTGTTTTGCTTGTTCGGCTAGTGCAAAACTAGCTAAGTTTTTTGCCTTACTCTCACACATAATATCGTGAGTTTCTAAAAAGCTCAAAGCCCATTCATTAACTGGTTTGTTCCAGTAGAAGTTAGAATGCGCTCTGAGCTTTTGCTTTTTATAACCATTCGAAAGGAGTAACTGATAGTCGGGCGCTGTAAGTGGGTCGTGATCTACAAGAATATCTTCGCGACTTACGGAGTAATGACAAGTAGGGCGAGCGCCGCGCCAACTATCGCACACACGGCTAACACGACTATCTCCTGGTTGGATATATTCTCCCTCCCGGATCCAATGGTGGTGAATGTCAAGTACAATAGGTACAAGGTCACTAATAGTAAGGCAATCATCTAATCCCCAAGAGTTTTCTTCGTTTTCAATTGTAATACAGTTGCGGGCTTCGGGTGAGAGTTTGCTGTAGGCACGTCGAATACCTTCTGGACCTTGCCTACCCGAGATGTGGACGTTAATCTTATAATCTTGGAACCTACGACCGAAACCCATCCACCTTGCCATATCTGCATGATACTCAAACTCCTCTATTGAACGTTCTACTATACCTGGGTTATCACTCGCCAGCACAGTAAACTGGCCAGGATGAAAAGACAGTCGAACATTGTTAGCACGAGCAATATCGCCCACTCTTTGGAAGTGGGTTTCGCAGTATGAAACAATATCAGGTTGCCGCCAATAATAAGCATAGTCGTGGTGAGTGTAAACAGGAAGAATGTCGCTCCCAAGGCGTACCATCCGAAGAGCAGGGTCCAATTCACTTACTTTCTCCACGAGCTTTCTAACCGCTTCTATGTTACCTACCATTAGGTCCCAAAGTTTTTGTTCGGCTACATCTCTAGTTTGTCTATTTAACCAGGCAACAGTAGTGCTGCCGGTATTATATTGTTTGCAATTGTCTTTCTGGTCAATGCCGTTTATTTGGCTAGGACCGTCGATCCATTTGCAAGCAAAACCAATTCTTTTTAGTGTCTGTGTCATACATATATTATAACATATTATT